AGCACTACTGATTTACAGCGGATGCTCTTAAACAATAATGAAAAAGTGATTGATGCCGATAAAGAATAATGAGTTTGGTTATCTTGGAAATCCTAATGTCAAACGAGATGGTGTTGAAGCCGAGTTTACGTTAGAAGAAATCAAAGAATATCAGAAATGTATGCATAATCCCGCATACTTCGTTGAAACTTATGTGATGATAATATCACTTGATGACGGCTTAGTGCCGTTTAATCTATATGACTATCAACGTAATATGTTTAAGCATTTTAATGACAATCGATTCTCAATCGTATTAGCATGTAGACAGTCTGGTAAATCAATATCATCAGTAGGTTATCTATTGTGGTATGCAATATTCCATCCTGAAAAGACTATTGCTATACTTGCAAACAAAGGTGCTACTGCGAGAGAAATGTTGGCTCGAGTTACTCTTATGCTAGAGAACTTACCATTCTTTTTGCAGCCAGGATGTAAAGCATTAAACAAAGGTTCTATAGAGTTTAGCAATAACTCAAAGATTATTGCAGCAGCTACGTCTGGTAGTTCTATTCGTGGTTTATCTATTAACTTATTGTTTCTTGATGAGTTTGCGTTTATTGATAACGATGCTACGTTCTATACATCAACATATCCTGTTGTATCATCCGGTAGAGATACAAAGATTATTATTACTTCCACAGCAAATGGTATTGGTAATGTGTATCATAAACTATGGGAAGGCGCGGTTACTGAAACAAATGAATTTAAACCATTTAGAGTTGATTGGTGGGATGTTCCAGGTCGAGATGAGAAGTGGAAAAAGCAAACAATTGCTAACACTTCGCAGATACAGTTTGATCAGGAATTTGGTAATACCTTTCAAGGAAGAGGTAATACACTTATAAGTTCAGATACTTTATTAAACCAAAAAGCAAAAGATCCAATATATGTACAAGAAAACGCATACGTATATGAGAGGCCGACAGATGGTCATAATTATATAATGATAGTCGATGTTGCAAAGGGAAGAGGACAAGATTACTCTACGTTTAATATTATTGACACGTCATGTGAACCATTCCAACAGGTTGCAACGTTTAGAGATAATAACATATCTCCTTTGCTATTTCCAGACGTAATATATAAATACGCAATGTCATATAATGAAGCATACGTGATTGTCGAATCAAATGATCAGGGCGCAGTCGTATGTAATGGCTTATATTATGATTTAGAGTATGAGAATCTATTCGTAGAATCTACTATTAAATCTGGTGCGATTGGTGCAACTATGACTAAACGTGTAAAGCGTATTGGTTGTTCTACCTTAAAAGATTTCATAGAACAAAAGAAATTAAACATTGTTGATGCAAATACTATTATTGAAATGAGTACCTTCGAAGCAAGAGGTAATTCATTCCAAGCATCAAATAATAACCATGATGATTTAATAATGAACTTAGTTATGTTTGCATGGTTCGCAACAACTGATATATTCAATGGTATTACTGATATCGATATGAAGAATATGTTATATAGAGAACAATTAAAAGCAATACAAGATGATCTACTGCCCTTCGGGTTTATTAGTAACCCTGTTATTGAAGAGGCGGTGATTGAAGTCGATGATAACGGTGAACAGTGGATTGTGCAAGATCGAGTAGGCCATTAAGACCAAAACTTCAATTATTATAAATAATAGTAATTGAGAATAATTCGTATTATGTATACACACACTATTATAACCTTTGAGAGGAAATAAAAAATGGCATTTCAAGTCTCACCCGGTGTCGAGGTAAAGGAAATCGACGCAACAAATGTGATTCCTGCAGTATCTACCAGTATTGGTGGCTCAGCAGGCGTTTTCACAAAGGGTCCCGTAGATCAAGCTACAACTGTTAGTTCAGAAAAGCAGTTAGTAGAAATCTTTGGTGAACCTACCGCAGCAACATTTAAGTATTTTGGACCAATGGCCGCATTTTTGCAGTACGGTAATGCATTGAAAGTTGTACGAGCAGTTGGATCAGGCGCATTAAACGCATGTTCTACTGGCGCAACTGCACAACTTGTTAAAAATAAAGACGATTATGATTCTAAAACATTTGCATCTTCTGCAGGTAATTTTATTGCGCAATCTCCTGGTGTACTAGGTAATGCGTTAGAAGTACAAGCTTGTCTTGCAAACGCGACCTCATTTGCCGCATGGACACATGCTGCTCTGTTTGATCGCGCTCCTGCTACATCAAACTTTGCTGTGTCAAAAGGTAATTCAGATGCTGCTGACGAAATTCACATTGCAGTAATTGATAAAACTGGCGAAATCACTGGAGTTCCTGGAACAGTTTTAGAAACATACGAAGCCCTAAGTCAAGGTACAAATGCTAAAAACGATGATGGTTCTAGTAACTTCTTTAAAGATGTCATTAATAATAAATCTCAATATATCTTCATAGGTTATATTGGTAGTACATGGCTTGGCGGTAAAGCTGCACAACCTGCTGCTATTACACAATCAAGTACTTCCTATACTGCATCTGAAGATACCGGCCCACAAGTTACATCTGGCCAGTTTCAAGCTCTTCAAGCTGGAGCTGATGGTAGTGCTACAAGCGCAAATGTCGCGACTGCTCTTGACGTACTAGCTGATGCTGAAACAATCGATGTTAATCTTCTATTCGCTGCTGCCGATTTAACAACTGATTCCGCAGTATTGGCAGTTAAGCTTCAAGCAATTGCTTCAACACGTAAAGATTGTCTTGCTTTCGTATCTCCTCCAGTTTCTTTGACAGACGGTACTAGTACAATTTCTGCAACTACAATTGCTGCAGATGCTACTATGTCTGGTCGTAATTCATCGTATGTTGTATTAGATTCAACTTCTGTTAAAGTATATGACAAGTATACTGATTCATACCGATTCATTAATGCTTCTGGTCATATAGCCGGTCTTTGTGCTAATACTGATCGTGTTGCTGATGCTTGGTTCTCACCAGCTGGTGAAACTCGTGGTCAACTTCTTGGAGTAACCAAACTAGGTTTCAATCCTAGTAAAACTGATCGTGATACACTTTATAAAGCTAGTATCAACCCACTCGTTTCATTCCCGGGACAAGGTACTATGTTGTTTGGTGATAAGACTTCGCAATTCCGTGCTTCTGCATTCGATCGAATCAATGTTCGTCGATTGTTTATTGTTTTGGAAAAAGCCATTTCGACTGCTTCTAAAAGCATGCTCTTCGAATTCAATGATGAATTTACACGAGCTAACTTCCGTAACATGGTAGAACCATTCTTGCGTGATGTTAAGGGCCGTCGTGGTATTACTGATTTCTTAGTAATCTGTGATGAAACAAATAACACTGGTAATGTTGTTGATAGTAACCAATTCGTTGCTGACATATTCATTAAACCAGCTCGATCAATTAACTTTATTAAATTGAACTTCATCGCCACTCGTACTGGTGTTGAGTTTAGTGAAATTGCTGGACAATAGGAGTAAATAAAAATGGCTATTTTAGGCGTAGATGACTTTAAGTCAAAACTAACGGGAGGCGGCGCTCGCGCCAACATGTTCAAAGTAACATGTAACTTTCCTGGATACGCACAAGGTGATGTAGAACTTACATCATTCTTGTGTAAAGGTGCTCAGTTACCAGCATCGATTATCGCTCCAATTGAAGTACCTTTCCGAGGTCGTAAATTGGTAATTGCTGGTGATCGAAGCTTCGAACCTTGGAGCATTACGGTAATCAATGATTCTGAGTTTAGTGTAAGAAATGCATTTGAGCGATGGATGAATGGTATTAATCAGCATAACAATAATGAAGGTCTTGTTGATCCTGTTGAATATCAAGCTGATATGATTGTTGAACAATTGCGTCGTGATGGCAGCGTGTCAAAACGTTACGATTTCCGTGGCACTTGGCCAACGAATGTATCTGCGATCGACGTTAACTATGATACAGAAAATACTATCGAAGAGTTCACGGTTGAGCTACAAGTTCAATACTGGGAATCAGATACCACTTCTTAATTGGTGTATAAATAGTAGTATGAGGGGGAATATTCCCCTTCATATTTACTATGAGGATTATAAGACATGGCTGAACTATTTGGCTTTGAGATAAAAAGAAAAGACGGTAAAAGTGCTGAAAAACCTTCAATAAAAACCTTTGTGCCAGATACAGAATCTGATGGTGCTGGGGTTATTAAAGCTGGTGGTCATTTTGGTTCATATATCGATCTTGATGGCAATAACGCAAGAAATGAGGCGGACTTAATTATTAAGTACCGTGATATTGCGTCGCATCCTGAATGTGATTCAGCCATTGAAGACATTGTTAATGACGCAATCATTGGAGATTATGATTCATCTCCTGTAAATGTCGTATTAGATAAAGTAGATACTTCTGATGCTATTAAAGAAACGATCAGAAGCGAATTCGATACCATTTTGGCTATGTTAAACTTTAGTCAACATGGTCATGATATATTCAAAAAATGGTATGTTGATGGCCGATTGCCATATCATATTGTTATTGATACAAATAACCCTAAAAAGGGTATTCAGGATCTAAGATATATTGATCCTATTATGCTTCGTAAGATTAAAGAAGTCACAGAAGAAAAAGATCCTAAAACTGGTGCGCTTCTTGTTAGAAAATCAAATGAATTCTTTATGTACTCCGATCCTAATGCACAAAGTGATGTTGGTGGTCGTACAGAAGCACTAAAGATTCATAAGGATTCAATTGCATATTGCACGTCAGGTATGCTAGATCCATCACGAACAAGGATTCTTTCATACTTACAGAAAGCAGTTAAACCAGTTAATCAGCTTCGTATGATGGAAGATTCATTAGTAATCTATCGTATATCACGTGCACCAGAACGAAGAATTTTTTATATTGATGTTGGTAACCTACCGAAAGGTAAAGCTGAAGAATACCTAAAAGGTATTATGAATCAATATCGTAATAAACTTGTATACGATGCAAGCACCGGTAACCTTAAAGACGATAAGAAGCATATGTCAATGCTGGAAGATTTTTTCTTACCACGTCGAGAAGGTGGTAAAGGTACGGAGATTACGACATTACCAGGTGGTGAAAACCTTGGTCAGATTGATGATATTCTGTACTTCCAGAAGAAACTGTTTAAAGCTTTGAATGTACCACTAGGTCGTTTAGAATCAGATACTGGATTCTCACTAGGCAGATCATCTGAGATCAACAGGGAAGAAGTTAAGTTTAAGAAGTTTATTGATAAACTAAGAATGAGATTCTCTGATATATTCATGCAGCTACTTAAAACTCAGCTTATTCTAAAGGGTATTATCACCTCACAAGATTGGGATGAATGGAAAGAAGATATTAACTTTGATTTTATTGAAGATAACTACTTCTCAGAGTTAAAGGAGTCTGAAATGATTCAACAGCGATTTGGTATGATGAGAGATATAGAAGACTATATTGGTAAGTATGTATCTCATCAATGGGTACTTAAAAATATTCTTCGACAAACTGAAGAAGAAATATTACAGATGCAGAAGGAAATCGCTGATGAAGGCGGTGGTCCAGATGCTGAAGACGAAGACGAATAACTGTAGAAATTTAAAATAGTATAAATATATAATACACAAGAGGATATTATGGACATAGTAGAATTAATTGATAACATTCAACAAGGTGATAATGTTGGCGCAAAAAGAGAATTTGATACTGTAATGGGTCAAAAGCTTACTGCCGCTTTAGATGCAAGAAAGATTGAAATTGCATCAACATTAGGTCAACCAGAACAAACAGAAGAAGAATAATATGTTAACATTTGCCGAGCTTCGAGAAGCAATCAAACTATCATCTGGCGAAAAGCAAATTAAAAAGCTTAAAGCTGGTAAGAAGAAGAAGATTGATCTTGTAATCACACAAAAGGGTAATAAGTTTGCTGTATATGTTAATGGCGATCAGCTCGACGATTCTTTTAAGAGTGCTAAGGAAGCTGAAAAGAATGCAAATGACTTCATTAAACTTATGGGCGAGGAACTCGAAAAATGAAATTAATATCTGAGTATCATGATAGTAACCTGCAGGTTATTAGTGAAGAAAGAAAAGACGGTAAGAAAGAATACGTTATTGAAGGTGTATTCATGCAAGCCGATAAAGCAAATAGAAATGGACGCATTTATGAGAAAAGCATCTTAGAAGCTGCTGTAAATAAATACGTTAAAGAGCAAGTTGAAACTGGTCGTGCTGTTGGTGAGTTAAATCACCCTGATGGACCTGGTATTAACTTGGATAAAGTTTCACATAAGATCACTGAACTTCGTTTTGAAGGTAGTGATGTTATTGGAAAGGCATCAATTTTACAAACTCCTATGGGAAAGATCGTTGAAGGTCTACTTGAAGGTGGTGTAAAGCTTGGTGTATCAAGTCGTGGTATGGGTAGTCTTGAGAAAAAAAATGGTGTCATGCAAGTCGGTAAAGATTTCATGTTAGCAACTGTTGATATAGTACAGGATCCGTCTGCTCCCGAAGCATTCGTTAATGGTATTATGGAAGGTGTTGACTGGGTCTGGGACAATGGCATCCTTAAACCTCAAGAAATTGAAAAAATTGAGACTGAAATAAAAGAAGCTCGAAATATGCGTTCATCGGATATTGAGATTAAAGCTTTTAAGAATTTCCTCTCTAAACTTGTAAACTCCTAAGGAGATATAAAATATGTCTATTGTAAACGAAGACATTGATAATGCAGAGCTAAGTGAAGAGCTCGTTGATGAGACACAAGTTGATTCATTAGACGAGGAAACACTTGAAGAGAAAGCTGCAGTCAAAAAGGAAGAAGACGAAGTCGATGAAGATGAGGACGAAGATGAAGTTGAAGTTGATGAAGGCGCTGAAGATGGCGTTGACGGCGGAGACGGTTCTGATGTTGGTTCTGATCAAGAAATTCCTAAGACTAAAGCTGGCATCTTGAATGCTGCATATTCAATGATGAAAAAAGCTAAGAAAGATGAAGCTATTAAATTGTACCAAGGTATGATGAAAGCTGCTAATGTGAATGAAGATGTTGATGTTGAAGATGCTCTTGTATCTGAAAATGCCGATGTTTCTCACATTGACTATCAAGAAGATCTTGATGTACTAGTTGCTGAAGAAGCTACGCTATCCGATGGATTCCGTGGTAAAGCATCTACAATCTTTGAAGCCGCTTTAAAAACTAAAGTTGGTGCTGAGATTGATCGTCTTGAGAGTGAATACGCTCAAAACCTAGAAGAAGAAGTTTCTTCTGTTAAAACTGATTTAGTTGAGAAGGTTGATTCCTACTTGAACTATGTAGTTGAAGGCTGGATGGGAGCCAATGAAGTTGCTGTTGAAGCAGGTCTACGTACCGAAATCGCAGAATCATTCATGACTTCTTTGCAAGGCGTATTTAAAGAGCACTATGTTAGTGTTCCTGAAGGCAAGGATGACTTGGTTGACGAATTGTCAGAACAAGTAGCTGAGCTAGAAGAGCAACTCAATAAAACCACTGACGAGAATATCCAATTATTCACATCCGTACAAGAGTCACAACGTGCAGATGTAGTAAGAAAATATACCTCTGACCTCGCAGCTACTGAAGCTGAAAAACTTTCTTCTTTGGTTGAAGATATAGAATTTGGCGATAGCGAAACTTTCGATATGAAAGTCAAGACTATCAAAGAATCTTACTTCATGAAAGAGTCTGTTGAATCAGAATCAGAAGTTGATAAAGTTGTTGGAACAGAACAAGCTCTTATTGAGCAAACTTCTGATTCAATGTCAAGATACACCTCAGCACTTAGTTCACACGTATTTAAGTAAGCTGTAAAACTATTTTTTTTTAAAAATAAACATTACTAGGAGAAACTAAAATGTTTAAATCAGATCAAGTCCTTATGGAAAAATGGGCTCCAGTATTGGATCACGCAAGTGCACCAATTATCGAGTCATCAGAAAAGCGTGCAGTAACTGCTCGTCTTCTCGAAAACACTGAAGAAGCTTTGCGTGCTGAAAGCGCTCAAGCTTCTTACTCAATCTCTGAAGGTGTTGGTGATGGTAACCAAAACGTTCAGTCTGTCGAAAATCCAGATCCAGTATTGATTTCATTGGTACGTCGTGCAATGCCTAACCTTATTGCATATGATGTTGCTGGTGTACAGCCAATGTCTGGTCCTACTGGCCTTATCTTCGCTATGAAAGCACGTTATGCTAACGCTGACGGTTCTCAAATCGAAGTTGGCGATGCTGAAGCATTCAAAGATGCTGCTGATACAGACTTCTCTGGTGCTGGTACTGATCGTGCTCCAAGCGCCGGTGTTGTAGCTGCTACAACTTTGGCTGCAGGTGATATTGCTCAAATCGTAACTGTTGGTAACACTGACTTTAACGCAACTAACGTTGGCGGTGGTGCTGGCTTTGGTGTTGGTACAATCTTTACACGTGGTTCTGCTGCTCCAACTGGTACAGGTACAGTTGTCAAAATCGGTACTACTGGTACTGGTATTGCTACTGCAACTGGTGAAGGTACTACTCCTGCTGAAATGGGTTTCACTGTTGAGAAAGTTTCTGTAACTGCTAAGACACGAGTTCTACAGGCTTCTTACACTATGGAATTGGCTCAAGACCTTAAAGCTGTACACGGTCTAGACGCTGAAGCTGAATTGGCTAATATCCTTTCTGCTGAAATTCTTGGTGAAATTAACCGTGAAGTAATCCAGCAAATCAATACTCAGGCTAAAGTTGGTGGCGCTGGTACTGGTGCTGGTATCATCGCGTTGGCTGATGCTACTGATAACGGTGGCGGACGTTGGCAGGCAGAGCGTTTCCAAGCTCTAGCTTTCCGTCTAGAACAGGAAGCTAACACTATCGCTAAGGAAACTCGTCGCGGTAAAGGTAACTATGTAATCTGCTCAAGTTCAGTTGCTGCTGCTCTATCTGCTGCTGGTGCTTTGGCTTACGGTTCAGGTATCACTGATGGTTCTCTAGTTGTTGATAACGCTGGTAACACTTTCGCTGGTACTCTTAAGAATGGCATGAAAGTATATGTCGATCCTTATGCCGGTTACGAGTATGCTACTGTTGGTTATAAGGGTACTAACTCTTATGACGCTGGTATCTACTACTGCCCATACGTACCATTAACTCAGCTTAAAGCTGTTAATGCCGGTACTTTCCAGCCTAAAGTTGGCTTCAAGACTCGTTACGGTCTTGTTTCTAACCCATTCGCTGTTGAGTCAGATGCTGCTATCACAGAGAATCTTGGCACAGTTGGTGCGGGTACTAACCCTTACTTCCGTCGTAATCTTATTACTGGTGTATAATTAGTAATAACTTCTTCGAAGTAAACTAGAAAGGGGGATCTTCGGATCCCTCTTTTTTTACGTATAAATAAAGATATAACGGAGATAAATTATGGCAGTTACAACTAATAAGAACTTTCTAAGTCCTACGGGCTTTCAACTAAAGATGGACTATAACAAGTATCCAAACTTAGAGTACTTCTGTACGGCTGCAGGTTTACCTGGAATAAATATGGCTGAGGCTGCTGTTCCATATAAAGGTGCTAATATTGGATTTATCGGCGATCGAATCAACTTTGAAGATTTGACTATACGCTTTAATGTCACTGAGAACATGGAAAACTATCTTGAAACATTTAATTGGATGAATGACATTGTGAATGGTGCACAAGAAATGAGTGAGTTAATGTCAGATGCTACTCTTATTATACTAAATTCACATAACAATAAATCAAAGGAAGTACAGTTTAGAGACGTATTCCCAACAGCATTATCTGGTTTGCAATTTGATACATCGACTGGTGTTGAGTATCTTACTGCTGAAGTAACATTTAAGTACTCATACTTTGAAATAAAATAGGCATATATATATAATTATAATACTGATTGATAAGGTTACAACTATATGATTGATTTAAAATCCATTCTAGAAATGTGGCATAGAGATTGCGTGATAGATGAAATGCAGTTAGATGAAGCATCTCGCGAATCTGCCAGACTTCATGGTAAATACCTAGAACTTATGAGCATCAATAAGCTTACGTTAAGACGACGTGAAGCTGAGTTTAAAGTATTGCTTAAAAATAAGTGGTTACACTATAACGGTAAACTATCTAAGCAAGAGATGGATGATCTCGGTTGGGGTTATGATCCACTTAATGGTCTTACCGTACTTAAAGGAGACATGGATAAATTCTATGACTCCGATCCTGTTATACAAGAAGCACAATCTAAAATCGAATACCTTGAAGAACTTGATAAGACTCTAAAAGAAATCTTAGAGAATGTTAAGTGGCGACATCAGAATATCAAAAATATTATAGAATGGCATAAGTTCACAAGTGGAGTATAATGGATAAGATCGTTGTATCTAAAGCAAATCATGTATTTCTGAATATACAAACAGATCCTGGTATTGAAATGGAATTATCAGATCATTTCTGTTTTTACGTTCCGGGATATAAGTTCATGCCTGCTTATAAAAACAAGATGTGGGACGGTAAGATACGCTTATATGATGTTCGTAAAAAGCAGTTATATACTGGTTTGTTTAAATACCTTCGTGAGTTTGCTGCATCTCGGGATTACGATATAGAAATTGTTGATAATCATCACTATGGTCGAATAGATGCTGTTGAGAATATTGATGTGCCTGCACTATTAAGTGAGTTACATTTAACTGCAGGTGGTAATAAGATTGAAGCGAGAGGATATCAGCAAGCAGCAGTGCATCATGCTTTGAGTAATAGACAATCCTTACTGCTCTCTCCAACAGCTTCTGGTAAGTCACTAATCATTTACATGGCAATACGTTATTATTTAAGTACATACACTGACAGAAACGTGTTACTGATTGTGCCGACTACATCTCTTGTAGAACAAATGTATTCTGATTTTGGTGATTATAGTCAATACGATGAATGGGATGTAGAAGAGAATTGTCATAAGATTTATGGTGGTAAAGAGAAGTATGATATAAGACAGCGGGTAGTGATTAGTACATGGCAGTCGATATATAAGGAACGTGCTCCATGGTTTGCTGACTATGGTATGATTATTGGTGATGAAGCACATAACTTTAAAGCAAAATCATTGACAGCAATCCTCGAGAAGTGTTGTAATGCTAAATATAGAATTGGTACAACAGGCACATTAGATGGAACACAGACACACCAGCTCGTATTAGAAGGTTTGTTCGGTCCAGTTCATAAGGTGACTACTACTAAAGCGTTGATTGATTCGAAAGATTTGGCTGATTTAGATGTATCGGTATTACTACTTAAGTACGCTGATGAATATTGTAAGCAAATCTCAAAGGTGAAGTATCAGGAAGAGATGGACTTTATTGTAAGACATGATCCTCGTAATCAGTTTATATCGAACCTTGCTTTAGATCAAGATGGTAATACTCTTATTCTGTTTCAATACGTCGACAAACACGGTAAACCATTACATGATATGTTAACAAAGAAGCTAGAAGAAATGGGTAGAACCAATCGTAAGCTATTCTATGTATCTGGTGAAACTGGAGTAGACGACAGGGAGAACATAAGAGCTATTACTGAAGGAGAAGCTGATGCAATTATTGTAGCTTCAGTTGGTACGTTCTCTACAGGCATAAATATAAAAAGATTGAACAACATAATCTTTGCATCACCGTCGAAGTCTCAAGTAAGAGTACTTCAATCAATTGGTAGAGGATTGCGTAAGTCAGCTGATGGTAAAGCTACAAAGGTGTACGATATAGCTGATGATTTACATTGGAAGAGCTCAAAGAATTATACGTTGAATCATGCGGCTGAAAGAATAAAGATATATAATAGAGAGAAATTTAAATACAAAGTATATGAGATAAACATATGAGTGAAATAGAAGAAATGCCAATTAGACAATTTAAACTTATGAATGGTGATGAGATCATAGGTTTAGTTGCAAACAATAATGAAACTAACTTTGTAGTAGATAGACCATTTAAAGTAGAAGCAAATGAGAATAAAGCTGATATGTATCGGTTAGTACCTTGGTTTGATCTCTCTTTAAGTAATACGTTCACCATCGATAAATCGATGGTAGTTGCACATGCTGCTGTAGCTGGTAACATTAAAGAAACATACGTCAAGTTTGCCATCTCTTTAGATGAAAAGGTTAATGATATTGATGACCTTGATATTGAAGACTTTGAAGATGACAATACTCCAGATCTGATTCCAGATAAGAATAAAACATACCATTAAAATTAGTATACCTCTGCCTCCCCGGTTAACTATATTATTATAACACATAATCGCGTATTTGTACACCTTTATTTTAATTAATTTAATGGTGTACATTCGCCGTAAACTATGTTATAATATGCTTATTATGGAGATAATATATGACTAAAAAACTTAAACCAAAAGAAAAACCACACTACGTCAATAACAGAGAGTTTTCGTACGCTGTTGTCGATTATGTTAAAGCAGTAAATGATGCAATAGCTAAAGATGAAGTACCACCAAAGGTGACTGATTATATTGCAACATGTTTCATGAAGATATCTGAAGGCCTGTCTCACAGACCGAACTTTGTTCGGTACACATATCGTGATGAAATGGTAATGGATGCGGTTGAAAACTGTTTAAGAGCTATTCGTAACTATAATATTGAGACTGCTACACGTACTGGTAATCCTAATGCATTCTCTTACTTTACTCAGATTTGCTTCTTTGCATTTATTCGACGTATCACGAAAGAAAAGAAACAACAAGATATAAAGCATCGATTCATTGAACGTATGGGTGTTGAGGATTTCATGGATATGGGTATGGATCAACAGGCTGCAGCTGATACAAGAGCGTATGTTGATCAACTTAAAAGTCGGATTGATATTATTAAGACTAAGGACGAAGCTGTTAAGCAGTTTGCAAAGCAAGAAAAGATAGAAGCATCTGCAAAAAAACTTGAATTGTTTATGGTATAGATTATGATTGACGATATTATTTATTGTTTTGCTTACGTTACATGGGGCTTTGTGTTATTCTACGGCTTCAGTTTGTTTTGTGATTTAATTGTTTACTTGGCTTAAAGAGAGAATTATTATGAAAGATAGATTTGATTTAGAACATGATATAATGAATTGTTGGAATGTAGTAGATGATGTTGATCTATTAGTGGAAACAATAATGGATAACCCAAAGTTTGATGATATTCCACCAGAAACATGTGATAGAATAGCAAATGGACTAATGGGAATTAAAGAGCTATATGCAATGCGGTTTGAGAAACTATGGGACACATTCTTAGTAACATATCAACTAGATGAGTATAAAGAACAATGAAAATAGCTATCCTAAATGATACTCATTGTGGTGTACGTAACTCATCTGATGTATTCTTAAACTATCAAGAACGATTCTATTCTGAGATCTTCTTTCCTTATTTGAAAGAACATAACATTAAGAATATATTGCATCTTGGTGACTACTATGAACATAGAAAGTTTGTTAACTTTAAAGCTTTGAATCAAAATCGTAAAGTGTTCTTAGAGCCACTTAGAGATAATGGTATCACTATGGATATTATCCCTGGTAACCATGATGTGTTCTATAAGAATACCAATGAGCTATGTTCTTTAAAAGAGCTACTTGGTTACTTTACAACAAACGTAAATATCATAATGAAGCCAACCGTTCTGGACTATGATGGTCTAGGCGTAGCAGTTGTTCCATGGATTAATAATGCTAACTATAAAGAGTATACCGACTTTATTGCCAATTGTAAAGCTCCATTCCTTGGTGCTCACCTTGAGTTATTAGGATTTGATATGTACAAAGGCATGCCTAATCCACATGGTATGACAGCAGATCTATTTAAACGTTTCGAAAGTGTTATGTCAGGTCACTTTCATACGAAGTCAAGTAAAGGTAATGTTCACTATCTAGGTTCTCAGATGGAGTTTACTTGGAGTGATGTTGATGATCCTAAGTTCTTCCACATACTTGATACTGAAACTCGAGAGCTCACTCCCGTACGTAATCCTATCACAATGTTTGAAAAAATAGTGTACAATGACGAGCAAATAGATTATAATAGTATAGATGTAGAGCAATATCGACATAAGTTCATCAAAGTATTGGTTGTCAATAAGACTGATCTATACACGTTTGATAAGTTTATCGATAGACTACAGGGTGTTGAAACATATGAATTGAAGATCGCTGAGAACTTTGAAGAGTTTGTAGGTTCAAGCGTTGATGATGATAAGGTTTCTTTGGAAGATACAAAGGACTTACTCGATACATATGTTGATGCGGTTGAAACGGATCTTGACAAAGATAATATTAAAATGAAGCTACGGGAACTATATACCGAAGCACAAAACCTTGAGGTTGTATGATACATTTTAAAGTATGTAGATGGAAAAATCTACTATCAACTGGTAATGAATTTACAGAAATACAATTTGATAGAAGTCCAACCACTCTAATTGTTGGCCAAAACGGTGCAGGTAAGTCTACCTTACTTGATGCATTATCCTTTGGCCTCTTTGGTAAGTCACATCGCGATATTAAGAAAGACCAGCTGATTAACTCTATTAATAAGAAGCATTGTGTCGTTGAAGTAGAGTTTAAGATTGGATCGTCTGAATTTAAGATCCACCGAGCAATCAAGCCAGGCAAATTCGAAATCTATCAAAATGGCAATCTGATTAATCAATCATCAAGTGTTAGAGATTATCAGAAGTTCTTAGAGCAAAACATTCTTAAGTTGAATCACAAGTCATTTCACCAAGTAGTTGTACTAGGATCCAGTTCCTTCATTCCCTTTATGCAGCTACCATCGCATTCTCGTAGAGAAGTGATCGAAGACTTATTGGATATTAACATCTTCAGTAAGATGAATGGTTTATTGAAAGAACGTAATGGTAAGATCAAAGAAGAGATTAAGGATCTATCATATCAGATTCAATTAATTAACGGTAAGATTGATACTCAAAACAAGTATATCAAGAACCTTGAATCATTAAATGAAGATCAAATCGATGGTAAGCGTAAAACAATTCGTGATCATAAAAAGGTTATCGATCAAATCTTTGCTGAATCAAAAGACTTAGGTGATGGTCTTACTACGCTAATCGCTGAAGACGATTCATCTTATAGCAAACTTAATGATCAGTTATTGCAATTAAAAACTAAAGACATGCAATACAATAACGATATCACTCAGCTTGTAAAGACTTCGAAGTTCTATGAAGAACATGATGATTGTCCTACATGTGACCAAGTCATAAGCAAAGAAAAGAAAACAGAGAAGCAAGAAGAGCTTAGACAGAATGCAATTCGAATTCAGGATGATAAAGTAAAAGCCGCAGTTGCAATGAAAGATTTAAATGCCTCTATTAGTACAGTGCTAGATAGTCTTAATGAGCTAAAAGAAAAACAAGGTCAGATTCTTTCTAATAATGAAAAGATCTCTGTTTTACAAGGTGAAGTTGATAAGACTCAAAAGGAAATCAATTCACTATCTGGTCAGAGTGGTGATCTTAAGAATGCAAAGGTAGAGTTTGAAGGATTCCGTGAGTCAAAGGATTCATTAAATGAACGTAAACTAAAGTACCTTGAAGAGCGTACATATAATGAAGTCATTGGTGAAATGCTGAAAGATACTGGTATCAAAACCAAAGTCATTAAACAGTATCTGCCTGTAATGAATAAGATGATTAATCAATACCTTCAAGTGTTGGACTTCTTTGTAGCATTCCATTTAGATGAAAGCTTTAATGAGACAATCAAATCACGCCACAGAGATACGTTTAACTATTCATCATTCTCTGAAGGCGAGAAGCAAAGAATCGATCTATCTCTACTGTTCACTTGGAGACAGGTTGCTAAGATGAAGAACTCTGCAGCTACCAACCTACTGATTCTAGATGAGACATTTGATAGTAGTCTTGATGTAGATGGCGTAGATTCTCTTACGAAGATTCTAGATACTCTCGAAGATGGCTCAAACGTGTTTATTATATCACATAAGGGTGATGTCTTAGAGAATAAGTTTAGATCAAAGATCGAATTCATTAAAGAAAGGAACTTCTCTAAAGTTAAATAAGACTTATATCAAAAAGTTATAAGAAAGTGACTTCTTATAACAAATCGATTTAAATAAAGTGCACTAAATGTTGTACAACCGATGCTTCTTGTGGTATAATATACCTATATTATCAAGGAGCACTTCCTATGTATCAAGTAAACCCACTGCTAGCCAAACTTCTCGCCAAAGAGAATCTTACGGTTCAGCACGGCAATTATAAGACAGCTTGGTTCGATGTACAGAATCGTGTACTTGGTCTTCCTATATGGAAAGACTTAGGTAAAGATGTATATGATCTATTGGTAGGTCATGAAGTTGGTCATGCTTTATACACTCCACTCGAAGGTCTTCACAGTTCGAATGAAGAAATCAAAGGTTGTCCTCGAACCTACATTAACGTAGTCGAAGATGCTCGTATCGAAAGAAAAATCCGTGAATCGTATCCTGGTCTAATTCGTACATTTAAGAGTGGATATAAGGATCTATACGCTTCTGGTCTATTTGGTGAAAACCATGACTTCGATACTCTAAAGCTCATCGATAAAATCAACCTCAAGTCTAAGCTAGTAGACTTGATTGATGTTCCATTTAATGACGAAGAGCTTGAGCTATATTACGAAACACTCAATACTCAAACGTTCTCAGATGTTTGTGTAGTCGTAAAGAAAATCCTTGCTTACCAGAAAGATCTTGATGAGAGCGAAGAAGAAGATAGTAACAACATACAGTCATTGCCTACCGATGAGGGTGATGATGGCGATACTGGTCACGATGACCAAGAAGCGAGTGATTCAGAAGACGAATCAGAATCTGATTCAGATGATACTGATCTAGATGACGAATCTGATGCACAAGAAGATGAAAATGATGAATCAGCTCCGACTGAATTTGATTTAACTGATGATGAATCGGATTCACAATCAACTGTTTCAATTTCTCCTAAAGCTCCAGAACATAATCCAATTGATGAAGAGATATCTGAGACTGATGAATTATTTCGATTAAACGAAGATAAACTCTTAGATGTTGACGAGTTTGGTGATCAGACTTTATTCATTACTGATTACAACAAAAACGAACTTGATCAAATTGTAATACCATACGCTAGGCTTGCAGAGTCAAGAGCCAAAAAGGTTGCTCGATCAGATAATCGATGGAAAACACTAGAAGACTATTACGAAATTAGATCTAAGTGTAAGACCTACTTGAAAGACGTAAAGAAATCTGTACAGCCAGCAGTCAAAGAGTTTGAAATGAAGAAAGCTGCATATCAGTGGCAGCGAGCTTCCTCGGCAAAAACTGGTTCTATCAATGTCGATAAGCTATATTCTTATAAGTATGAAGACGATATCTTCGCTCGAGTAACTCAGATGGCTGATGCTAAGAATCATGGTTTAATGCTTCTGATTGATTACTCTGGTTCTATGTATGATATCATAGGTAACGTTGTTCAACAAACATTGCACATGGTATCATTCTGTAAAGCAGTCAATATCCCATTTAGTGTTTATTGTTTTACAACTGGGTATGATAATGTAACTGTCCGTGACAACGCAATGTATGCAGATGATATTAAGATGTGTGAGCTCGTTAGTTCTGATTTAAACAAAAAGGATTACGAAGAAGCAATGTATCAATTATCTCTAAGGTGTTACAGCGCAGGGTTGGTCGATACTGAAAACAAAAATATAGGTCTGAGAGCACACAATTTCAATTACAGAGACTATACTTCAAGATATGAAGAGTTCGGTTCGACTCCGTTGAATCAGGCTTTGTTAGTCGCGAATCAGCTAGTAAAGAAATTCGTCAATAAACATAGTGTTCAAAAAATGAATTTCGTTACGATAACTGATGGTGATGCTAATCGTATACAGACTTACCGATACGGAAACGAGTCAAACGCAATGCCTATCAACACTGGATCATACAGAAAATCACCAACTATCAAGCTTCAAGTTGGTAACAAGATTATTGATTCTGGCCTGGGTAGAGAACTTACCACTGCCTTACTTGATAATCTGCGTAAAACATACAACGCAAACACTATGGGATTCTTTATTGCTGAAAGATCTGCTGAGTTTAACTATCGTTGTCATAGTGCTGTATTATCAAAGGCCACTAGTCGAGAGTTTGTCGGCCCAACGACAACCCGAAAGCTGGTGACTAAGGAATACAACAAAAACAAATGTGTTGAGTTTAAAGATGTCTTTGGCTACGATACGTACTACATGGTTAAGGGCGGCAAGGGAGCGCTGAATACAGAATCGGATGAGTTTAATCCATCGACTACTAAGTCTATTGGTAACGACTTTAAGAAGTTCTCCAAGTCAAAGAAAACAAACAAAGTGTTAATGCAGAAAATAGGAGCGGCAGTCGCATAATGAATGAACCTACTATAATAGATTGGATAAAAGAAGACTTCGCAAGTGATCCTAAACGATTCATTATCGAAGTCATTGCATGGATTCTAAGCATTGGTTGCAGCATCACTATGGCTATCACTGTTCCTAATCCACCATTGGTGATGCTGTATCCAGTATGGATCACCGGTTGTGTGCTCTACGCATGGGCAGCTTGGTCACGTCGATCAACAGGAATGCTAGCCAACTATATGTTAATGGCAACGATTGATTTGATTGGGTTATATAGAATGGTTTTCTAATAACAAAACAATCTAAATAAAATGAAAATAATTGTGTACAACCACAGTTACCTATGGTATAATGGCTATATAAATTAATGAAACAGGACTTATATTATGAAAATCTCCACCCTGACAATCCTGAAAACTCTGGCTAATAATTATCCAGATACGACAGTCTTTCGTAAGAATATTATCGAGTCTACGGCTCGTGATCTCGGCTACACTGGAAAGGACTTCGTTCCTCTTCTCACCCCAGAAGCTCGAGTTCATAAAGGAACATATGATTTAGCTTCAATTATCCCTAAACCAGAACCTGTTGTTGAAGCTTCACAACCAAATGCTGTAATGGGAATGGTTGCTTCGGTTACAAACTCTGAGAAAACTTTTGTTGATGTGGATCCTACGTTTGTTCCATGGGGCTCTTTTAAAGACATCACTCAGATCGTCAAATCTCAAATGTTCTTCCCTGTTTATATTTCAGGTCTATCCGGTAACGGTAAAACCTTCATGGTAGAACAAGCTTGCGCTAAGCTAAAACGAGAAGTTATTCGTGTTCAAATCAATCCTGAAACGGATGAAGATGATTTGATTGGTGGCTTCCGCCTCGTAAATGGCGAAACAGTTTTTGCTAAAGGTCCGGTTCTAAAAGCAATGGAGTCTGGCGCGATTCTTCTTCTTGATGAAATCGATCGTGCTACAAATAAGATCATGTGTCTTCAGGGTATTCTTGAAGGTAAGCCGGTTCTAGTAAAGAAGACTGGTGATATCGTCAAACCTGCTGATGGGTTTAATGTAATCGCAACAGCTAATACAAAAGGTAAAGGTTCAGAAGATGGACGATTTACTGCGGCTTCTATCATTGATGATGCTTTCCTTGAGCGTTTCAATATCTCTATTGATCAGAAGTTTCCTTCTAAAAGCATCGAAGAAAAGATCTTAGTTAAACACCTCAATAAGTTTAAAGGTGAATCTAGTTCTACTGATGCGGAGTTTATTGATAAGCTAGTCAACTGGGCTGATATCATTCGTAAAACTTTCTATGATGATGGTATCGATGAGGTTGTTTCAACTCGACGCTTATGTCACATCATTCAAACTTTCACTCTCTTTAAAGATAAGATGAAAGCAATTAATTTATGTATCTCACGTTTTGATGATGATACGAAAGAAGCATTCCTAGATCTCTACACTAAAGTCGATTCTGGAGTCGAAATGTTTAATACTGAGGAAGAATTATAATGCAATACAAGTTTAATGAAGGTGCTCTCATCACAGAGTTTAAGAAGTACATTGACTCTACATATGAGGGTCACTATTGCCAAGGAGGATTCCAATCCTCTGAGGTGATTGTCGATCGAGGTCATGGTCTAGGGTTTTTCCTAGGCAATGTTGATAAGTATAATGCTCGATACGGTCAGAAAGGTGGTCCTAGCGATCATCGAAAAGACTTAATGAAGGTATTGCATTATGCTTTACTTGCGTTAAATGAACACGATAGAGTAAATAAGTAGTGTACATTTTTATGAAACTGTGTTATAATATAATATCTAAAACAGGAGAAACAGTATGACAGTAAGTATTTCAAATGATACTCTATCTGTGCTCAGGAACTTTTCCAGCATTAATCCCAATGTTGTGCTAAAGCCTGGTCAGGAAGTCAAGACAATCTCAGAAGCAAAGAACATTCTTGCTATTGCTGACATTGACGAAAACTTCCCTACAGAAATGGGTATCTATGATCTTAATGAATTTTTATCAGTAGTGAATCTAGTTGATAATCCACAACTCAACTTTGGTGATAATCATGTCGATATCGCCGGTGGTAACTCAAAGGTCAAGTATTTCTTTTCCGATTCGAGTATTCTAACCACACCACAAAAGGACATTACGATGCCCGATTGTGAAGTTGAAGTATCATTTACCGATGATACATTGTCTCAAATTCGTAAGGCTGCATCAGCTTTAGGGCATTCGGAAATGTCTATCTCAGCTACTGATGATGGTGTAAATATTAAGGTATTTGACTCAAAGGACAGCTCAGCGAATATATATAATATACAGCTTGCAAATGATGCTGGTTACAAAGAAGGTCAGTTCGATTTCGTAATCAATATCAATAATTTGAAGCTGTTGGATGGAGACTACATTGTTAAAATCTCATCTAAACTTATTTCCGAATGGAAAAACACAACCAAGCCTGTAAGATATTACATCGCATTGGAAAAAAATAGTAACTATAATAACTCTCAATAGGAGAACAACATGTCAGAAGAAGTAAACACAACAGAAGCCCCAACTGAAGCCGCAGAGGTTCAATTATCGCTTGCTGATCTAGCCGCCGTAGTACAAATTATCGATATTACTACAAAGCGTGGTGCCTATGAAGGTGCTGAACTTGAAAGCGTTGGTGGAGTACGTAATCGTTTCCAAGCATTCGTAGCAGCTCAAACAGAAAGTGAAAGTGAAGAAGGCGCTACTGCCGAAGACGAAGCAGGTGATCCTGTTGAAGTCGAAGAAGTCGAAGCTTAAAACTACGGGGGTGTAAAAACCCCCAACATTATTTTATTATGAAGGATATATTATGGATCGCAACTCAAATGCACGTTTGATTGAAGCACTCAAAAAAGGTACAGTGACTGTAACCTTTCAAAAAATTGACTCAGATGAAATTCGGGTCATGCCTTGTACTCTCAACCCAACCCTTTTAGAAGCAAATGGTATTACATCTACCGTTGATGCTATCAGCCCCGACTCTGAACATTTGGCCGTATGGTCACTTGATAAAGATGCTTGGCGATCGTTTCGTGTTTCAACGGTTATTGGTTGGGAGGTACTTTGATGTCTAATGAATTTCTCTGGGTAGAAAAGTATCGACCACAACGAATTAGTGACATAGTCTTACCTCGTACTATTAAAAAAACTTTTGAAGATATTGTTAAAGGAGGTGACCTACACAATATGCTTCTCACCGGTACAGCCGGTCTTGGTAAGACTACTGTCGCTAAGGCGTTATGCAAAGAACTCGATCTCGATTATATTCTAATCAATGGATCGGAAGAAGGCAATATCGATACACTACGCGGCAAGATTAAGAAATTCGCTTCGACAGTTTCTCTTCAAGGTGGCTACAAAGTAGTCATCTTGGATGAGGCTGATTATCTTAATGCGCAATCAACACAGCCAGCACTTCGTGGATTCATTGAAGAGTTCTCATCGAACTGCCGGTTTATTCTAACTTGTAACTTCAAGAATCGTATTATTGAACCATTACATTCTCGTTGTACACCAATCGAATTCAATATTGCTAAGAAAGATCATCCTGCATTGATGGCTTCCTTTATGGAAAGATGCGGTATGATTCTTCAAGCTGAAGGTATTCAATACGATAAGGCAGTTATTGCTGAGATCATTATGAAATACTGTCCTGATTGGCGTCGTGTTCTTAATGAACTACAGCGTTATTCAGCATCAGGTGTAATTGATTCAGGCATCTTAGTTTCTATATCAGAAGTAAACATTGAAACTCTTATGAAGTCTCTCAAAGGAAAGAACTTCAAAGGTATGCGTCAATGGGTTGTTGATAATATCGATGTAGAACCTGCTGCTCTCTTTCGTCAAATATACGATCACATGGGTGACTATATCGATCCTCAATCGATACCCCAAGTTGTTCTTATACTTGCAGACTATCAATATAAGAATGCATTCGTAGCAGATCATGAACTCAATGTAGTAGCTTGTCTTACTGAGATCATGGCAGGGTGTCAATTTAAATGAACCCATTCGAATATATAAATGCAATCAACACAACCAAGAAAGATATCATGGTTGATGACATTGCTGAATCTAAATACGCACCGTTTATGGTTAATAGAAGCTTATCGTATTTCCCAGACACGGTGTTGTATGCTAACGAAATGAATATTAACCACCACATTGACCATCGCCTTCAATTCGATTTCTTTATAAATATAGTTAAGAAAAAGAAAAGATTCTCTAAATGGCTTAAACCTGAAGAGATTACTGATTTGAATGTAGTAAAAGAATATTATGGTTATAGCAATGAAAAGGCTAAATCCGTATTATCCTTATTTACTGATGAACAATTAACTGAATTGAGAAAAAGGATGTGCAAAGGTGGAAAACAATAATCAAATACAATCGTGGACTCCGGCTGACATGCTGGAAGTTATACTCAACGAACCAGATGATTTTTTAAAGATTAAAGAAACATTGACTCGTATTGGAGTAGCATCGCGCAAAGACAACAAACTATATCAGAGCTGTCATATCTTGCATAAGCAGGGTAGATACTTTATAGTGCACTTTAAAGAGTTGTTCTTACTAGACGGTAAGCCATCTAACTTGATCGAAAACGATATTGAACGACGTAACACCATTACTACGCTATTAAGTGATTGGGGTTTAGTTGAAATCGTTAATTCAGAGCAAGCATCTAGTAAAGCGCCACTACGTCAAATTAAAGTTATTCCTCATAAAGATAAATCTCTATGGGAACTATGTACAAAATATAATATCGGTAATTCAAACTAACGTTATTCTTTGTATAAATACCAATGGACCGCCGGATAACCGGGGTTCTATTACTAACCTTGCTAAAAAAATAGGAGGTCAAAATGACTAATGCAAGACTACACGTACCACGTTCACTTTTTCTCGGATTCGAGGGTTTATTCGATGATTTAGAAAGAATTCATTCAAACGCACGTAGTGGAGATAATTATCCGCCCCACAACGTTGTTAAAGTTGATGATGAAAATTTCTTGATCGAGCTAGCAGTTGCCGGCTTTACTGAAGACGATTTAAACGTCGAAGTTAAAGAAGGTATACTAAAGATTGCCGGAGAAATAAAAGATCAAGGGAATAATGAATACGTTCATAAAGGCATTTCGTCTCGCAGGTTTGAGAAATCATTTAGAATTTCTGAATTTGTAGTAATCGACGATGCAGATCTAAGGAATGGCATACTTGTGGTGAAAGCCAGAGTTGAATTTCCGGAAGAGAAGCGTCCTAGGAAGATCAATATCGGATCTGCTGGGACCTCAACCGAAAAAACCTTTATCCAAGATTGATTCGGGAGAATACTGGTAGAACTAACCAATCTACTGGAGAATATCATGAAAAAATATTTAAACCAAGATTCGATTAATTCTGCTCGTGAGAAGTGTAAAGTATGTGCACAGATCGCGAAGCTTACTGGCGCTTTAGCACTACCATTTGTTGTTATTTGGCTAGCTGCGCTTTAAGTTAAGTTTTAATCGTAACACCTCGATGGGCAGCTTCGGCTGCCCATCACCAATAAAATAACTGTGTACATTCGTACTATATTATGTTATAATATACTTCTATTATGAAAAGGTGATCACTCTGAAATTCTATACTAATGTAACACGCTACGGCAATCAACTCCTCGTTCGTGGCTATGATGGCAACAAACGATTCTCTGATAAAATCAAATATCAACCAACTCTATTTGTTTCAACGAATAAACCAACTGAATGGCGATCGCTATGTGGCAAACCAGTTGCTCCGGTTGTTCATGATTCTATGCGTGATGCCAAGGATTGGATTCAAATGAACAAAGATGTTGTTGGTAGGAATATCTTTGGTAACGATCGTCATATCTCTACATACATTAATGATGCGTATCCAGGTCAAATCGACTTTGATCGTAACAAGATTAATGTAACAACTATTGATATTGAGGTTGAATCTGATGATGGCTTCCCAGAGCCAGAACTTGCTGATAAGGCTATAATATCAATCACAACTAAGAACAACATTGATGATACTTATTATGTGTGGGCTCTAGGTCATTATGATGTAGATAAGACACTTATGAAAGACAAGCCTGTTATCTACAAACAGTTCATTAATGAAGCTCATCTTCTTATGGATTTTACCGACTTCTGGCGTGGCGAAAACTGTCCTGATATTGTAACAGGCTGGAACTGCAGATTCTTTGATATTCCATATCTTGTCAACCGCACAGGTAAAGTCCTTGATGGTGAATTCGTTAAGCGTTATTCTCCATGGGGTATGGTTGAAGAACGTGATGTCACTATCATGGGCCGTACTCAGCAATCTTACGAACTTAAAGGTATATCCATTATCGATTACCTTGAACTCTTTAAGAAGTTTGGTTACTCCTACGGTGCACAAGAATCATACAAGCTTGATCATATTGCTCACGTAGTTCTTGGCGAAAAGAAGCTATCATACGAAGAACATGGAAACTTGCATACTCTCTATCTAAAGGATTACCAGAAGTTCATTGATTATAACATCAAAGATGTAGAGTTGGTTGATCGATTCGAAGACAAGATGGGTCTTATTACTCTATGTCTCACAATGGCATACAAAGGTGGCGTTAACTACAACGATACTTTTGGTACAACTGCTATATGGGATTCAATCATTTATCGTGAATTGTTTCAAAAGAAAGTTGCCGTTCCATTCAGTGACGTTAAATTCAAATCACCATATCCTGGTGGCTATGTTAAAGATCCTCAAGTAGGTCTTCATAAGTGGGTTGTGAGCTTCGATTTGAATTCGCTATATCCTTCTCTTATTATGCAGTACAATATGTCACCCGAAACGATTATCGAAGGTGAGCAATACAGTGTTAATATCCAATCATTGCTCGATAAGAAGACTACATTCGAAGGTACCGGCAAATCGATTGGTGGCAATGGTCAAGTCTTTCGAACCGATAAGAAAGGCATCTTGCCAGACATTATCGATGGTATGTATACTGAACGTGTTGGCATCAAACGTCAAATGTTGGATGCTCAGCAAGCACTACAGAATGCTGATAAAGATGATAAACAAACGATATACAGTATCGAACGTGATATTGCTATTGCCGAAAACAGACAGATGGCTATTAAGATTCTTCTAAACTCTCTTTATGGTGCACTCGGTAATAAGTACTTCCGATTCTTTGATCAACGTATTGCTGAAGCTATTACACTATCTGGTCAGTTATCGATCAAGTGGGCTGAGGTTGCTATTAATGATTACCTCAACAAAGTACTCAAATCAGATAAAGATTATGTCATTGCGATCGATACCGATTCACTCTATGTAAACCTTGATCCATTGGTAGAAGCAGTCAAACCAGCTAATCCTGTAGACTTTCTTGATACTGTTGCACAAAAGAAACTCGAACCAGCTCTTACTGAAGCTTATGCTAACCTATTCAATATGATGGGTGGCATCGAAAACAAAATGGTTATGGGTCGTGAAGTTATTGCAGACACAGGTATATGGACTGCTAAGAAACGTTATATCCTCAATGTGCATGACAACGAAGGTGTACGCTATGCAGAACCTAAGCTAAAAATCATGGGCATTGAAGCTATCAAATCTTCCACCCCCATGCCATGTCGTGATGCTCTTAAATCTATTTTCAAGGTAATCATCGACGGTAGTGAAACAAAGACGCAGGCTGCAATTAAGGATTTTAAAGATTACTTTGTAACACTACCTGCGCATGATATTGCATTCCCACGTGGTGTGTCAAAGGTTAAAGAATACAAAGACAACAACACAATCTACAAGAAAGGTACTCCAATTCACGTTCGTGGTAGCTTGCTCTATAACAAACGCGTTCAGGATCTATCTCTTACGAAGAAGTATTCACCAATCAAGAATGGTGATAAGGTTAAGTTCATCTATCTTCGTAAGCCAAATGTCATTAAGGAGAACGTTATATCGTTCCCTGATTATCTACCAGCTGAATTTGTAATCGATAAATACATTGACTATGACTTACAGTTCCAGAAAACATTCCTTGATCCAATCGAACCAATCCTTGGTGCAATCGGTTGGTCTTCCGAAGAAAAGGCTTCTCTTGAAGACTTTTTTGGATAAAAGGGTTTACATTTACTTAAAACTATGTTATAATATAAAATCTTATTACGGAGAAAACTATGAAAACTGTACAACTACTTAAACTAACCACTGGCGAAGAGATCCTCGGTCGTGTATCTTACGCAGATGGTCTATATAATATTACTATGCCAGTGAATATTGTGCAAGACGACAGCAATATGGGGTTTGAACCATTTATGCCTTATGCTGAAACTGAATCATTTGATTTTAGTGAAGCACATATCGTTCTTGCATGTGATCCTACACCAACATTAGCTGATTATTATCTTAAAGCTACTACTGTAGAACAAGCTTCAATGATTGATACATCGGCTGCTCCATCTCAACAAGGGATTATCGTATAATGAGTAATGATTGGGTAAAAGATATTCACGAGATGCAAACTAAATATGGCACTCGTGATTGGGTTAATGCTAACCTTGCGCATGACAAGCTGAGAGCATTCTTAGATTTCCGCATGGATTTTATTGAAGAAGAGTTTGAAGAAACTATTAAAGCTGTTGCAATTGATAATGATCCTGAAGAAATCGTTGATGGCCTTATTGATTTGTGTGTTGTTGCAATCGGTACTCTTGATGCATTCGGTATCGATCCTTATGCAGCATGGGACGCTGTGCATAAAGCAAACATGTCAAAGGAAGTTGGTGTAAAACCTTCACGCCCTAATCCTCTTGGTGTTCCAGATTTAATTAAACCAGAAGGTTGGACTGCACCAAGTCACCAAGGCAATCATGGATTATTCCCAGCCGCGGTTGCTGTTACAGCGCCAATAAAAGATAAAACTAATTTGAAGTCTTAAATATGACAATAGCACTGACAATATTTGATAGCATATATGATAACAGCACATCTAAAAGAGTTGATTATAATGACTTTGATCAATTTGAACAGATACTATATAAGTTAGCAAATGAAAAACATTTTAAGCAGAAGAAAGATGCCCCTCTGATCTCTCCTGCGACTTACGTTGAAAACTCTAAAAGAGCAAATGCTAACGTGGTCGCATGGGGAGGTTTTGGCATTGTCGATGTTGATGATTACGTTGGTGATATTGAAGACATTCATAAGCAATACGAAAAGTATCGGTATGTTTGCTATTCAACAGCAAGCTCTACCAAAGAAAATCCAAAGTTTCGTTTAGTATTCCCATTGACTAAGTGGGTTAATAACGAACAGATTAAGCATTTTTGGTATGCTTTAAATAAAGAGATTGGTGATATCGCTGATGCTCAAACCAAAGATTTATCTCGTATGTACTATATTCCAGGAACGTATCTAAACGCATATAACTTTATCTTCTCTCATGATGGTAAGGTTATGGATCCAGATGAGTTAATGGAAAAGCATCGTTATATCTCTACAAATGATTCATTCTTCGATAGATTGCCAGAAGCAATTCGTGATGGTCTAATCCAACATCGAAAGAGTCAATTAAATAATACAGACTTTAGTTGGTCTAGTTATCGTGATTGTCCTTTCGTGAATAAGCGCCAGGTTGAAGAATATAAGCAATTGAGTGGAACCGGTTGGTACTATAAAATGTATCAAATCATGATCTCTATTGCTAGCAACGCAATGAAAAGAGGTTATCCAATCACCGCTCAAGAGATTGCATATATATGTCGTGATCTTGATAATGATACAGGTGGTTGGTATGGTAAACGCGATCTAACGAAAGAAGCAGATCGTGCAATTGAATATATTTTTAGGAGTAATATCTAATGAAAGAAACAAGTAAAAGATTAATTGATAGTTTGTGCCTATCTTTTGTCACATCGTATTGTCTAGTATCATTTGTAGAGAACATCGAATGGGTTGATGTCTTATTGGCAATTGGTATGGGTATATTCACCTATGCCGCGTTTATGTTCTTTATGGCAGCTGATATAGAACGAAGATGGCGCCGTAAGCGTAGCGATGCTGGAACTCATGATTATTATGGTAACAAGATCGAAGAAGAAGATGGAAAAGAATAAATTAGAAAAGTTGTTTGACCGTCTTCGAGAAGAAGGTTGGTTTTGTGGTTGGGCTGAGATGTGTTGCACAAATTGTGCTTGGATGTCTTTACCTGATGAACACGATATTGGTCCATTTAAAGGTCAAGGGATTGATCTTTCTAAGTGCTTATTCAACCATGAGCAAGACTGTGAAAACTGGGATGATGAAGAATTAGACGAAGAATCGGAAGATGCTGAACTTGAGTATGATCATATTAGCACATTGAGTTCTGATCAGATGTCTAGCAGTTGCTTCTGCTTTGATGGTCGTAAAGAAGGTGTAAAGAATCTAAAAGCTATTCTACCAATTATAGAAGAGATGGGTTGCGCATATCATTGGAATGGTACAGGCGATCAACGAATTGAAATAGACTGGAGCGATAATGACGCGTAACAAATATTGGAGACTATGGGCAAAATCACTAGGTGAAAAGGTTGGCACTACTGACCGTGAAGCTGATCAGGTGGCTATGATAAGAAGTATTGTAGTCCTTGTCAATTTCATTACATGCTTCTTCATTATTGCAGGGAATATTCATCAATGGTAAATTTTGGTAGAGTGTTATTACTTTCGTTTCTCGCAACAACAATTGATAACACTGATGATAACTACGGAGTAAGAACATCGATGAGAAGATTTAAAGAATGTAGAGAGGTTACACATGTCTAGATCGCATTTTAAGGGTAAGTACATTCCAAAGAATGTCAACAAGTATACCGGCAATGCTAAACAAATAATCTATCGTAGTAGTTGGGAAAGGCTATTCATGGTCTATTGTGATAAGAAACAAGAAATCAAGAATTGGTCAAGCGAAGAGATTAAGATTCCATATATGTTTGAAGGTAAACATCGAACATACTATCCTGACTTCTGGGTAGACATGATGGATAAAGACGGTATGCGAGTCCAAAAGATCGTCGAGATCAAGCCACACTATCAGCGAACAATGAAGGTTAACAAAGCAAAGTGGAGTGCTGCTACAAAGTATGCACAAGATAATCATATGGAATTTCTAGTCATGACAGAAAAGGAGTTGTTTTGATGCGTGCATTTAATCGAGTCAAAGGAAAGCTTTTACGTAAAGCGATCAACATTGCAGATCGAATAGACATTTGGTTCCGCAATCATTTTAATGTTAATATGAAACAAAAGGCGTTGGAGTTATCACAAGATACTGTCTCTATAAAGAAGTTAGATAAGACCATCGGCGTTCACTTAGGCATCACTAAAAAGGATTGAGCATGGCCATCACCACTAAAATAGAATTTATTGAATATTTAAAAATCTTGTTTCGCAATAATCCAACAATTGTTGTGAAGGCAAGTGAAGTAAAAGAGCAAGCTATGAAGATCGTAAACAATACAAAGAAGCACAATCATAATGGAAGAAGCGATGCAATACAAATCGATAATGCTCTTCGTGGATGTGCATTAGAATATGCTTTCCTGAAATGTGTCCCTAAGTCATATAAGAATCCTAAAGAGTTTAATGTACGTGATAGTGATTCATATGTGTGGGATAATAAAGCTGACTTTTTAGGTGAAGAAATGTTTATCGATTGTACTTTAGTTGATGAACGAGGTTATTTTTCAGCAGTCATTAAACCTGCTGGAGTCAATAGATCCGATGGATACGATTGGGGTAAGTTTAGGACAAAGGAAAAGAATAAAAATCTATTAGACTTCCTTGTCGGTGGAAGTGCAACCATCGATGGTACAAATATTATATGTAAGTTATCAGCAATCGCTGACGTAAAAGATGCATTCGATTATTCAAATTGGCTCAAATCTTCAGCATTCAATCATGAACATGCTATGTACTTAAGTGAAACTGTTACTCATAAGGTATAAAAAAGTGTGTACATTTATCTCAAACTGTGTTATAATATATCCATTATAACGAGGAATACTAACTAATGAAAGAATCTTTAAAAGTGTTACAAGAATGTGCTGATCTTCAGATTAAAAAAGCTAATGATTATCAGAATCCTAATTCAAATATTAAACAGGCAGACTACTATCCGCGCGGCGTATCATCATTACTTGATATTGTTCATGCTAAAACATTACGTATGATGTCAGTAGTTGAAGCAATGGAGAATGATCCAGACTATAGTCCTAACTTTGAATCACTCGAAGATTCAGCAAAAGATCTAATCAATTATGGTTCATTCATTGCTGCTTATATTCGTGGTGGTATCGATGGTCAAGATACTGATCGTGATTTCTTAAATCGTCGCAATATTGAACCTGTAGATACTAAGCGTGACGGGCTCGGTTTAGCGATCAACACCGAAGCCGATGGTTCGGCAGTTCGTGTAAGTGGCGTTCCATACAGTGTTTCGAAACACGACGTAAAATTTAAGTGTATGCCCAGTCATGAATATGGTGATTGGTAAAATGGAATATCATAATGTTGAAGACATTCGTCAATACTTTGTTGATGAACTAGAAGCAGAAAAATTTACGACCGATCGTACTGGTGCTAAAACAATTGAGTTACTTGGTGCATCATTCATTGCTAATGAAAATGCAATCTTTGGTAGCCCAAATGAAGACTACATTCAAAAAGAACTTGAATGGTACGATAGTGAATCGACTAATATCTATGATATATCGAATGAGCCTCCTAAAGCATGGAAAATGACAGCCAATGATCATGGTGAAATTAATTCGAACTATGGCAATCTAATATATAATGCTAAACACTACAATCAATATTATAATGTGCTGAGTGAATTACGAAATAATCCGGACTCACGTCGTGCATCGATGGTGTATCAGCGTCCTTCAATATGGGTCGACTATAATGATAATGGTAAGAATGATTTTATTTGCACCAATGCTGTAACGTATTATATTCGTGATAACCAACTACATTGTGTAGTTCAAATGAGATCTAATGATGTGGTCTTTGGTTATAAGAATGATTTCGCATGGCAAGAGCATGTGCTGTATCAATTATGTGGAGATCTAAACGATCGAAATTTTGATGATCACATCGAAGTCGGTAATATCTACTGGCAAGTCCAAAACTTACACGTATATGAGAGGCACTTTGATCTTGTCAAATAAATGGGATAAACGTTATATGGAACTGGCCAAGACAGTATCAACTTGGTCAAAGGATCCATCAAAGAAAGTTGGTGCGGTTGCTATTGGATCTAAAGGTCAAGTTTTGGCTCAAGGATTCAATGGCTTTCCGCGTGGTATCGACGATAGTGAAAACCGCTTAGTTGATAAAGACACTAAATATAAGTATGTCGTGCACGCTGAAATGAATCTTATATATAATGCGACATTTAATGGAACGTCATTAAATGGTTCGACAGTTTATGTGTATGGACTACCCGTCTGCTCTGAATGTGCAAAAGGTCTTATTCAGGTCGGTGTAAAACAAATCGTAATGAGTGAACACTCGATGGAAGATGCACCTGAAAAGTGGATAGAATCGTGTGAGCTTTCGGTAGCCATGCTTAACGAAGCAGGAATACATTGGAAAACAGTATGAAGAAAATATTAATTACAGGTATGAATAAGAATCAGACTACAAAGGATTTTTATTTAAGACAACAACTTAAGGTAGTACCATCTCATTATTCTCTTATAAGATGCTTAGAGGATATGGGTTATGAAGTAGAACAACGATTGGTAAAGATTGGAGAAGATCTATCTGAATACCATCGGGTTATATGTTTCCTTGCATCTCCACGCCAAGCCCTCCAGTTAGCATTCTATAACGGTCTGTGGGCCATTCATGCTACACCAAAGGAAAACCTTGTATTGGCATTTGATGATTGGCAAACAGAAGATATCTTTAAAGGCATTCTATCTTGTAAAGATAAAGATTCGTTGCTGAAAGAGTTTACCATTAATCAAAACAAGATGTGTGATCCAGACATGTCGTTTGAATTACTTGAACCGCATACTGAAACATTACTTGAAGCTGTAAACTATATTGGTGAAAAGAAAGCTCCAATGTTGCTATCAGTATTCATGGGTGGTGATCTAAGCAAGCTTGTTGATTATCCTGAAGAACTCCTTGTTGGTTATAATCCTAATCCGTATCATCGTAACCGAGTGCCAGGCAATCGTGGTGATATTCATATCGATGAGATGGAATATATGGAACAGATTATGATGCCTTCAGTCGAAGAAGATACAGTTGCTCCAGCTGATAAGGTTAAATGCTTTAACTTTGCATCATTAGTGCAAGGTAAAACCAAGCGTTGGTTAAAGCAACAGAATGCTGATTCATGGGAAATCGAGTTCTTTGGTTCACGTAAAGAAAAGCAACGTCGTCTTGGTGAAGGTGATATGTGTCAAGTATATGCCGAACAATGGGGTTGTCTAATGCCAGGATATAATCATGCTGGATCTGGTTGGTGGAGAGCACGCCCATTACAGCTAGCAGATGCTGGTTCTATTCTTATTGGTGAATACGAAGAGATGATGTTACTATATAATAATGAACAGCTTGCATCATTAAAGGCAAGTGATATCGTTAATCTTTCAACAGAAGAATTATCAAGTCTAGCTGATAGACAAAAAGCAGCTCTACTTCAAGAGCATCCATTAGATGAAACACTACAACAAAAGGAACTGAGTGTTATACTATGAAGTCAATATTAATCGTAGGCGCTGGATTCTCTGGCGCCGTAATTGCAAGAGAGCTCGCAGAAGCTGGACATAATTGTACTATAATCGATAAGCGCCATCATATTGGTGGCAATGCTTACGATTATGAGTGTAGTGGAATCCGTATTCATAAATATGGTCCTCATCTATTTCATACAAACAATAAAGAAGTAGTTGATTGGCTATCTCAATTTACTGAATGGGTTGATTATCAGCATAAAGTTAAAGCTCAACTCTCTGATGGTCGCTATGTAACATTACCAGTTAATAAGGAAACAAAGGAGATTGTGGGTGAAGATAATATCCTCGATACATTCTTTAGACCATATACTCTCAAGATGTGGGGTAAGACTCTAGATGAACTTGATCCATCTATTATTAATCGCATTCCAACACGTGATGATGACAACGAGTTATACTTTCCAAACGATAAATATCAGATGATGCCTAAAGATGGTTATACGAAGATCTTTGAAAATATCTTTAAGCATAAGAATATTAAGGTCTTCACTGGCACTCGTTTTACGAAGTCAATGGAAAAGAAGTATGATCATGTGTTTAACTCAATGCCAATCGATCAATACTTTAATAACAAGCATGGCGAACTTCCGTATCGCTCTATCAAGTTTCATAAGGTTCTTTTACCGATGGCTAAGGTTCTACCAACTGCTACTGTTAACTTTACACATGACGATCCATATACTCGAGTAACTGAATGGAAGAATATTCCTAATCATGGTGAATCAGCTACTCAAACAATATTAACATACGAAGAGCCATGTGATTATAAAGATAATAATAAAGAAAGATATTATCCAGTCAAAGATGTAGATGGTGTAAACAGGGAAACGTATAAAAAATATAAAGAAATGGTTGATACTGATCGTATGACTTTCATTGGTCGATGCGGAATGTATGTCTACGTGGATATGCATCAGGCAATCTCATCAGCCCTAGCAACTTCAAAGAGGTATTTAAAAGAATGCGTATAGCAATTACTGGATCAAGTGGTTTTATCGGTGGTCATGTAAAGAATAAGCTTATAGAACTAGGCCATACTGTCGATGAATGGGATTTTAAGATCGACAGGCCTGTACAGGATTTCGTAGATTTTCAATCACCTAATGTTGATTATGTTATTCATCTTGCTGCTTATGCAGATGTAAGGGAAAGCATTAATGAACCACAAAAATACTGGGACAATAATGTAACGCTTACTACCGAGATTCAAGAGTGGTGTAACTTCTACGATATACCTTTAATATATGCTTCATCTTCTTGTATACATGATTGGCATTTATCTCCATACGGAATGAGTAAGAAGATCAATGAAGAAACTGCATTTGAAAATCAGATTGGATTACGATTTACTACAGTTTATGGTGATGGTGCTCGCGATGAAATGCTAATTGGCAGATTGATTGAAGGTCGAGTAAGTTATTTAACGACTCATATTCGTGATTTTGTGCATGTTGATGATGTAGTAGATGTAATGCTACTATTGATTGAAAAAGAAATGGACGGTGTAACTCATCTTAAACCTGCTTATGATATCGGTACAGGCAAAGGTGTAGTTGTTGCAGATCTAGGACCACTAGCCGGATACGATATAGATATTAAACCAGGCGACAAATGCGAAGCTTTCGATAACACGGCTGATATATCAGATATTACAGAGCTCGGTTGGTCGCCAAAATATGATATTGAAGAATACATTAAGGATAAGACCAAATGAAATACGCAAGTATAGTACCACTGATCGGTGGAGAAACAATTGCAATGGAGAATGTGTTTGGGAAACGTCCTGAATATATTCTATCATATAGCGCATTTGCTAATAATGATTCTCAGATTTTAAATCATTATAATAATGAAGTGCCATATCATGTGATTGACGAAGGTAATGGTAAAACAGACTATGTCGATGTAGTCAATACTGTATGCCCATGCGCTGGGTTATCATCTCTATCTCCACAAGCCAATTCAAATAGCGCTGCAAATGATTGGATGTCCGAATCAGCTGAATACGTACTTGCTAATATTAAACCTAAAGTATTTTGGGGTGAGAATGCTCCTCGACTAGCATCAAAGATGGGCGAACCAGTCGTTAGAAAATTACGTAAGATTGCTGAGCATCATGGGTACACGTTTTCTATATATAAGACTAAGAGCATATTACATGGTTTATCGCAAGTTCGAGACAGAACTTTCTACTTTTTCTGGAAAGGAACCCAAGTGCCACTCCTTGGTTACGTCTCGAATCCGCACACTCGTATCGAAGATCATATTCGTTCTATCCAAAGACGCAAAGATGATCCAATGAATATCTTGACTAATGAGAAGATCCCATCAGAGAATCCTTACTATCGATATGTCTTAGAAGTAATCGAAGGTGGTATTACACATTCTCAGTTCCAAGATAAGATCGAAAAGACTACAAATCCAATGGATGAAATAGAAAAGCATACGAATTATAAAGTCGTTGCTCAATGGATGCGTGCAAATGGATATGATAATGAAGCTGCTAAGTGTGATCGTAAGTATCACAAACTTAAAGCAGGTGGTAATATTATGCGTAAGACAACCGAAATACCCAAGGATTATATTGGTGCTTTCGTTGGTCACTTCCCAACAAATCTATGTCACCCTGACGAAGATCGATATCTAACTGTAAGAGAAGCAATGTCTATTATGAAGCTTCCAGATGATTTCAATCTAATAAACCCTAAGGCTAATCTAAATCATATATGCCAGAACGTTCCTGTTACAACAGCAGAACATCCAGCTCGTATGATTAAGAAGTGGCTTGAAGGTAATACTGTTGATTCAATTGAGACTAAGTTCTTAGTTGAAGACAACAAGAAACGCACCTATGATTATGAAAATAACGGTGTACAATTAGATAGTTTTATGTTATAATATACTTTAATTATCAACCACAACAGAAAGAGAAATAAATGAAAACAAAGGAAAATATAAATGCCTAGTGTATGTTTACATCCGAAAAACTCGAAGAACAAGAAGCCTATGCCATTTGATGTGGCAATGCGTAAGTTCAGCAAGCTAGTCGATGAAGCAGGTATCTTGCAGAAAGCAAGAGAGAAAGAGTACTATGAAAAACCAACTGCTAAACGTAAGCGTAAGAAGAAAGAAGCGTTAAAGCGTCAAAATCGATTGAATGCTGAGAATCCAATTAATCAACGTAATAATAGGAAGTACTAATATGAGCGTTATGGATAAATTGAAAAAGAATTCTAAGATTAAGGAATCTTCGATTCTAAATGAAAGTAAGTTCTTTTCAGTAAAAGATCAAGTTGCAACCGATGTACCAATGGTAAACGTTGCACTATCAGGTGATCCAGATGGTGGTCTATCATCAGGTCTTACTGTACTTGCTGGTCCATCAAAGCACTTTAAAACATCATTTGCTTTATTGATGGCTGGAGCATATCTAAGAAAACATAAAGATGCAGTATTGTTATTCTATGATTCCGAGTTTGGTTCACCTCAGTCATACTTCGAAACGTTTGGTATCGATACAAGTCGTGTATTGCATACTCCTATCGTTGATGTTGAACAACTTAAGTTTGATCTAGTTGGTCAATTGGATAATATTGAACGTAAAGATAATGTGATTATCGTAATCGATTCTATTGGTAACCTTGCTTCTAAGAAAGAATTACAAGATGCTAAAGATGAGAAATCAGTTGCTGATATGTCTCGTGCTAAAGCTCTTAAGGGTTTATTCCGTATGGTAACACCATATCTTACAATGCGTAACATTCCATTGCTAGCTATTAATCATACGTATCAAGAGATTGGTCTATTCCCTAAAGCAGTTGTTTCAGGTGGTACAGGTATCTACTACTCAGCCGATAACATCTGGATCTTAGGTCGTCGCCAAAACAAAACTGGTACTGAAGTGACTGGTTATGACTTTGTAATTAACGTGGAGAAATCAAGGTTTGTTAAAGAAAAATCTAAAGTGCCTATTCAAGTCTCTTGGGACGGTGGTATTGAATCTTATTCAGGTTTGCTTGATGTTGCTCTTGATGGGAACTATGTTGCTAAGCCTAGCAACGGTTGGTATTGCCGTGTTGATCGCAGTACTGGTGAGTTGGTGCAACCTAAAGTTAGGGAAAAAGAGACTCTCAAGCAAGAGTTTTGGGAACCTATCTTTAAAGATACAGACTTTAAAAAGTATCTTACTGAAAAATACCAAATTGGTGCTAAACAAGCTAACGCTAAAATAGCTGAAAATAACAGTGTACAAGGAACTGAAAATGAGTTATAATACTATATTAGATGGTGATTACAAATTTGTTGAAAGTAATCTATCTGAACTATATGGTGTCAAGCTTCTGAGTGGTGACTTTGCCGATGTTGTTGTGACTTACGGCAAAGTCACTATTAAAGAAAATACTGATTCCGGAATCGCAACACTAGCATTTTCATATCAAGTCAATGATCCAGCTAAGTTTCAAATGGATGAACTTGAATCAAATGAAGATTTTAAAAATTACTTAGGTGATGTGTTATCTCATGTTATTAACAGTAAAGACGAAGTTGAAGATGGAGAATTTGAAGATGTTATCCAGACTGACTGAAGCCCTTATTATGAATGCTGAAGGTAATATGGCTAAGCATAAGTTAAATGTTGAAGTACTTTTAAATAATCCAGCTGGCTTTACTGAATGTTCGGATTATATTGAAGCAATTCAAGTTGAGATTGATATGCTTACCCACTATGAAATGCAGCTAGCAACTATTAAACGACACTTTGGACTATAAACTAATTGAAAAATGAAATCCCAACACATATACTAAACCACTTACTTAATAACGAAGACTTTTGTCGGAGGGTAGTACCATATCTTAAGAAAGAATATTTTGACGGCGAACATAAGATTGTATTTGATCTAATTACAGACTTTGTCCGCGATCATAATAAGTTACCTACGAGTAGAGTGTTGGATATTGAAATCAAAAAGGTTTCAGCTCCAGATGAAGTACTTACTCGATCTCATGACTTGATTCAAGAAATCTCAGTCAAGTCTGATATCGATACAGAATATCTCATAACTGAATCAGAAAAGTGGTGCCGTGATAAAGCAATCTATGGTGCCATCATGAACTCTATCCAGATTATTGATGGCAAGAACGAAGAAATGACTGAAGGTGCTATCCCAGAAATTCTACAAGAAGCTCTGGGTGTATCCTTTGATCAGGCAATTGGTCATGACTATATTAATGATGCTGATTCACGTTATGAGTTTTATAATAACGAAGAAGAGAAGATTCCATTCGATCTTGATATATTCAATAAGATGACGAAAGGTGGTCTACCGAACAAAACACTTAATATAGCTTTGGCTGGTACTGGTGTTGGTAAATCATTGTTTATGTGTCATATGAGTTCATCAGCCTTAAGTGAAGGTAAGAACGTATTGTATATTACAATGGAAATGGCAGAGGAACGTATTGCAGAACGTATCGATGCTAATCTAATGGATCTACCTATTCAGCAGTTAACCGAGTTACCTAAGAATGTCTTTGATGAAAAGATTAAAAAGATTGCAAAAGGTTCTATTGGTAAACTGATCGTTAAACAATATCCTACAGGTGCTGCACATGTTGGTCACTTTAGAGCTCTACTCAATGAGTTAAAGCTTAAAAAGAACTTTACACCTGATATGATATTCATTGATTATCTAAACATTTGTTCATCTTCAAGAGTTAAGAATACTTCAGCAAACAGCTATACGATTATCAAATCGATTGCCGAAGAGTTACGTGGTCTTGCAGTAGAGTTTGATGTACCTATTATGAGTGCAACTCAAACGACACGATCAGGCTTTGGTAACACTGATGTTGGTCTTGAAGATACTTCTGAATCATTTGGTTTGCCAGCAACGGCCGATCTAATGTTTGCTCTTATTTCAACAGAAGAGCTAGAGGAGCTTAATCAGATCATGGTGAAACAATTAAAGAATCGTTATAATGATCCGACTAAGTACAAACGTTTTGTAATTGGTATTGATCGAGCTAAGATGAAGCTATATGATGTAGAAGAATCAGCTCAAGATAATATCATGCAAGACATGGCTATTCCTGATAAGCCTATTGCAACGTGGGGAAACAACGAAAATAAAGACACATTTAAAGATTTTAAAATCTAGGAGAAAATATGTTAAATTGGTTAAAAGAAAGAGTTACTGAAAGAACTACCTTTGATGGTGCATCACTTATTATAATTTGTGGTTCTGTTATTTTGTTTGGTGGTATTGCTAAGCTAGCAGCATGGGCTGGTTTCCTTTGGGGAATCTATACCCTAGTGCGTAAGGAAGGCTAAAATGAAAGTAAATCTAGTTTCTTATTCACAAGTACCAGATGATAGTGAACTACCAAATGATATGCTTCAACTTGTTGCGTATTGTGCACGAGTATCGAATCCCAGTAATCAAAACAATACTGAGACTTCAGAGAAGCTAGTTAAGTATCTTATTAAGCACAAACATTGGTCACCTTTAGAGATGGTCAATGTTTGCTTAGAGATCGATACTACTCGCGATATTGCACGACAATTATTACGCCATCGATCATTTACGTTTCAAGAGTTCTCTCAACGATATGCAAATCCTGATGAAGGCTTTGATAATATGTTTGAGAAGCGTGAAGCTCGATTACAAGATGAAAAGAACAGGCAAAATTCTGTAGTGACTGATGATGAAGCTATTGCGCATGAATGGTTTAGGATTCAAAGCCGAGTAGAGTATATGGCTGCCAAATGTTATAAAGAGGCATTGGCCTTAGGTATCGCAAAGGAACAAGCAAGAGCGTTATTGCCTGAAGGTCTTACGAAGTCTCGTTTATATGTAAATGGTACGCTACGATCATGGTTACATTATATTGATCTACGTTCTTCTAACGGTACTCAGCTTGAGCATTGTGAGATCGCAAAGGCTTGTGGAGAAGTTATATATAAACTATTCCCTATGGAAGAGTAACGCCCTCTTAGCTCATTCTGGTAGAGCAGCTGACTTGTAATCAGCAGGTGATCCGTTCGAATCGGATAGAGGGCTCCAATATTGGGTTTCATTCCCCAACTAAAATAAATGAATGAATGGTGCCCAGAGAGAGTGCAAAATGGCAATTCCTGAAGTCATTAAGGATTGGGAGATCCCGGTCGAAGAAGGAAACTATAATTCCGAAGTAGCTCAGTGGTAGAGCAGTTGACTGTTAATCAATTGGCCGTTGGTTCGACCCCAACCTTCGGAGCCAATATATGACCTTGGACCGTTATATCAGAATGACTGCGCTGTAAAGACAGTCCCATCTTCAGGGCCCATAGCATAACGGTTAATGCACCCGACTCATAATCGGTAGACTCTTGGTTCAAATCCAAGTGGGCCCACCATATAACTTTTAGTTATAACCTTATAACAAATTAATCTAAAAAGAATGCACAAAAGTGTGTACACCAGCGGTTACCTATGGTATAATGGCTATATAAATTAATGAAACAGGGATTAAAAAATGAATATCCCTTATATCAAAAAGTTATAAGCATATAACAAAATGATTTAAATAAAGTGTAAATAAGTGTGTACATTTACGATAAACTAACTTATAATAGCTATATAAATTAATCAAACAGGACTTATATTATGAAAGCATCAATTCTTAAAGCAATCAACTCGATCGGCTCAATGGAAGAAATGAATGACGTTATTGATCTGATTAGGTTAAAGCAGAAATCACTTAAAACTGAAGCTAGTCGTTCAGTGAAATCTACAATTATGAGAGGCTCAAAGGTTACAGTTTCTGGTCGAAAAGCAAATGGTATTGGTACGATTTTGGATATCAAACGTACTAAGGCTATTGTTGAAATCAACGGTGAACGTTGGAATGTTCCACTAACTTTAATCCAAGCTGCTTAATCGCAGCTTCATCCTCCTCCCCTTTGAATTATAGAGAGAATATATTATGAATAAAGAATTACTTGAAAGAGAATCATACAACGAGCAGATGGCTGAGCAACGAGCGAATGGCATTGCGGTTATCACATTCGATGAGTGGCAAGCTCGCAACAAAGCTCGTGCTGAGTTCTTTAAGAATTGGAATGCGGTTAGAGAAGAGACCGCTGAAATGGTTGCTGAAGCGAGGTGTTCATAATTGAATAGCTTTCAAATGGTTAAAGATACCCTTAACGATATTGTACGAGAAGAGGCTGCCGCATATGAAGAGCAGATCAAAAGTTATCGTAGAACTATCAATACTCATGCAACCCCTTGGCAAAAAGAATCATATGAGAAGGCTATAGGTTTCGGTTGGTATTTAACCTTTGTAGATTTTATTGGCAATTCATGTGATGATATAACAATTCAATTAGAGAGATCTGATAATAAGAAGACTCTAATTATTAATCGTGATGGTTCATCTTCACGCAAAACCCGACTATTTGATTAAGGAATATATTATGAGAAGCAAATCTTTTGTTTTTACTGCTGATATTAATTCAGTATGGGACATGCAGCAAATTGCAATGTTAAGATCTTCAATTAAAAGAGTTAATGCACTGGCTAAAGAAACTGATCATATGAACGAATATCGATATGATCATGGCTATGATGATATTTTAACTCCAGAACTCCCAAGGTATCGGGTTTCATTGATGCCTCGTGGTCCTCGTAGAGCAGCTGCTATTGCTGACGGCCGTAGCCCAAGATCTTATGATTCAACTCTACCAATTAGACATGCTGAAACGATTGATGTATACATTCATGAAAGAAGGTAATATTATGAACGAAGAAAATACTGTACCTGAAGATGTAAGAGAAGAAGATCTTTGTATTTGTGGCGAACTTCTTACTCAAGATCATTATGAACACATGGCTAAAGGACATTAATATGACTGATTCAAACGTAAAATTATTACATAACTCTTTACAAACTCCTGATGGTACTATATTGGTTTCACGCAGTCGACATGATTATACATCATATGAAGATGCTAATGGTAAAACATATATGATTGATGGTGGTTTAGATTATGTCAGATGCTCTGCCAATGGGGATGAAGTACACTTGACCGTATGGTCTGATAACTCACACGAAACAATCCGTGAACGAGTTGAGTGGGGTACTTATGGTCCAAATGGAGATCAACCTCTTAAGTATGTCAAAATTAAAGATATGACAACCGAGCATCTTGAAGCTTGTGTAAGAACTCAGCCAGGTGCTAAAATGTTTGATGTATTTGTTACCGAACTAACCTATAGGGGATCATAGTCGTGCATGAATTGCTAGACGGATTGTATGGATTATTCCTCGCCGTAGGTTGTTTAGTAGGATATATCGCCGTGTGTGACTTATATAGTCATGTAAAACGTAGAATTATTAATAAGAGATATGGTTATGATCGAAAATCCTGACATCGCCCGATTTATAATATTTGCATTTTGTGCAGCCGGCGCATCATATACATCATATATGCGAGGTGTAGTGGTAGGTGCTGAACAAACAATAGATATTTTAGAAGCATCGCAAATCATTCAAGTAAATGACAATGGAGAAATAGAACCGTATAAATAGTTATAATACTAGTATTACTAAGAGGTTCGCATGATCAATTTTAATAGCTATCAGCCGATTACCGAAGGCGTCAAGCTTACACCTGCAGAGTTAACTAAACCTAATGGTGTCACGGGGGAAGATCGAGTTGATATTCTACTTCGCCTCATTAAAGATGGAAAGCCATTAGAGTTAGCTAAGGGTGGAACATTCGTTGTCACTGATATTGAACATGCTGTTGCTGGCATTGAAGCTTGGAAGAAAAATAAGTCTGATAAAAAACAAGCAATTGCTCTTAAAGGCGATAACGATGCGTTTATCACATCGTCTGATCTTAAGAAGGCTAAAGTCTTTGGTGGTGGGGGTGGTGCTGGAGGCGGTACTCTAAATACCAAAAATACTGAATCTCATCAGTGTGTAATGATCCAGGCAATGTTAGATCATGGCATTCAATCTGAAGAGTTCTTCACGGATGATATAATGAAAGCTGCTTATAAAAAGGTATTCGTTGATGCATCACTTGATGAAGTACTAAGTGTAGGTGACAACTGGATAGCCTCTTCATATCAATCAGCCATGTTGCTTATTAAGAATGGTTATGTTAACAAAGGTATGACCTTCCATCGTGGCGACAAAGTCATGGCTCAAATCTATGCTAAAAAGAATATTGCATTTAAGAACAGTGGATTCCCTAATCTAAAAGATGATAAGTGGAATCCTGGTGATATCTGGGCTGTAGCAAAGAATTTTAATGTTAAGAAAGAACTTGGCGATGACAGTGTTAAAACCCTCAACCTTGATATCCTAGAGCATTTCGTCAATCGTCGATTGGTTGGTATATCACTTAAGATAGTTAAGAAGAAAGGTAAGTTTGTCGAAATGAATGTTCAACGTCCACCCGATGTAGATGATCATAAAGTAAAAGAGATCTTATTACAAGGTAAAAGCCGTGGTGATTTTTGGTCTACTAAAGGCGGAACGGTTGTATACGATGTAGGTGAACTTATGCTTAAGGATAATAGCGCTGGTGGATCTGTTAAGATGGAACTCAAAGGTAAGACTGCTCGAGGGGGTGGTGCCGGTTGGGGTATCATAATGGATGCTATGAAGCAAGTCTTTGGTCGCGCTCCTGCTCCTAAGTTTAAAGCTGACGTATTCTCTGTTGCTAAAAAGATCGTAAAAGGTGATAAGAAATCAATTGAAAAGTTTTGGAAGATGTATAACCACTTCTATTCAAACGATACCTATGAAAACTTCTTAGCTAATCTAGAAAAGAAAGACCAGTTTTGGATTTCAGCCAAGCTAGGTGTTATGATTATATGTTATGAAGTATCAAAAAATACAGGCCCTAAGTCGAATAGGCTTATTACTAAGGTTGTTAACTATGCTGGATCAAAGGCAGAAGATTCAAGCTCGTACATTAAGGTATATGAATAATGGATAAGTTCTTAGAGTATTACGACGAAAAAAGTAACTTTGGTTTATATGAGGGAACTCGTGTCCCATTGGATAGCCCAATGATTGAAGCATCTGAACCAGAACTCAATTCACCAAAGCGTAGCAGCGGTAAAAAGAAATACGTTGTATATGTAAATAATCCTAAAACCGGTAATGTTAAGAAGATCGAGTTTGGTGATGAGAAAGGTGGACTTACATCAAAGATTAGTGATAGAGATGCAGCAAGAAACTTTGCAGCTCGTCATAACTGTGATACTAAAACTGATAAAACAAAAGCAGGCTATTGGGCATGTCGTTTACCAAAGTATGCAAGCAATTTGGGATTAAAAGGTGGTGGAAATTATTTCTGGTAATCCATACGTTGATAATGGTAACATAAGAACATTCGATATTAATCAACCAGCTACAGATTATGTGTGGCACCGAGATCAAGAAGATCGAACAATTAAAATACTAGAAGGCGAAGGTTGGCAATTGCAAATAGAAACTTGCTTACCTTTTCTCTTAAATGTAAATGAAGAGATTACTATACCACGTGGAGTATATCATCGACTCATAAAAGGTTATAACACATTAAGGATAGAAATTATATGAGATCATTAAAAGGCTATCTATCAGAAGCTGCTGGTAAGAATACTCACATGACCCATATTGAGGACCTTGTTCTCGATGGTGGTGTAAAAGGTGCTCGTCAAGCAATCAATGCATTGCGTTCTTTACGTGATATGTTATCTGGTAGTGCTAAGAGTTCTACTGATGTAACCGTTAAGTGGGACGGAGCTCCTGCTGTGTTTGCTGGTGAAGATCCAATTACCGGTGAGTTCTTTGTTGCAAAGAAAGGTGTATTCAATGCCAACCCTAAAGTATATAAGAGCCATGCAGAGATTGATGCAGACACCTCTGGTGACCTCTCTAAGAAGTTAAAGATGGCCTTTGATAATCTAAAGGGGTTAGGTATTAAAGGTGTTATTCAAGGTGACTTCATGTATGATAAGTCAGACCTTGGATCGGAAACAATTGATGGAGTAAAGTATACTACTTTCCATCCTAATACGATTGTCTATGCTGTACCAAAAGGCAGTGCAATGGAGAAAGAAATATCCAAAGCTGAGATCGGTATTGTATGGCATACTGTATATACTGGTGCAACATACGAAACAATGAGAGCTGAGTTTGGTAGATCAATTGCTTCTAAACTTAAGCCATCAAGCAAAGTGTGGTCAGTTGATGCTACGCTTCCTGATCTATCTGGTACCGCTACGATGACAGCAAAGGAAACTGCGGCGGTCACTGCTCATCTATCAAATGCTGGTAAGTTATTTAGAGAAATCTCTGGTAGTGTATTAAAAGAGATCGAACAGAATAAAGAATTGAATCTAATCATTAATACATATAATAATACAAAGGTTAGAGCAAATGTCCGTATCACTAATACTGAAGCACATACAAAAGGTTTAATTGATTTTGTTAATCAACGATATGCTAAACAGATTGATAAACTAAAGTCAGATAAAGGTAAGCAAAAGAAAGAAACACAGCGTGATGAATTATTAAAGTTTTTTGACAAAAAGAACATAAAAACATTGAAAAAAGTGTTCGATTTGCAAAATTCTGTGGTAGATGCAAAATTAATTATTATAAATAAACTAAACGGTCTATCAAATATTAATACATTTGTTAAGACTAGTTCCGGATTTAAGGTAACCAACCCTGAAGGTTTTGTTGCTATAGATCGTATGGAAGGTGGCGCTGTAAAGTTAGTTGATCGATTAGAATTTTCGACTAACAATTTCAGTAAAGATATTATTAAAGGGTGGGACTCTCCGAGTCGATAACCTTTAGATGGGAACCGAGGAAATAAAAAGAATGGCGTATAATCCAAAACGCTTTAGTGAATATTTATCTGAAGAAACGAAAGACATCACATTCGTATTTGGTCGATTTAATCCACCAACGAATGGTCATGAGAAAGTGTTTGATGCTTTAAAGAAAACAGCTGGCTCTGGTCAATTTAGAATATATGCTTCACAGTCAAATGATCCTAAGAAGAATCCTCTTAAGTTTAAAGAAAAAATCAAATTTCTTCGTAAAATGTTTCCTAAGTATGCACGAAACATTATGAGCGATTCTAATATCCGTACAGTATTTGATATTGTTGTTCGTCTATATGATCAGGGTTTCACCAAAGTCAATATGGTTGTTGGTGAAGATCGTTTAACAGAATTCGATAAGTTATTAAACAAATACAATGGCGAAAAGGGTCGTCATGGTTTCTATCAGTTTGAAGGTGGTATTAGCGTCATTAGTGCTGGCGCAAGAGATCCTGATTCAGATGATGTGTCTGGTATGAGTGCATCTAAGCTAAGAGCCGCTGCTGTAGCAAATGATTTTGCATCATTCAGTAAAGGTATGCCATCATCATATAAAGATGGTAAAGAATTATTCAATGCTATTCGTAAAGGTATGGGTCTTAAAGAGTCTCATAAGCATCGTAAGCATATCCAATTAGAAACAGTATCAGAAGAACGCGAACAGTATAAGGCTGGTAAGTTATTCTCTGAAGGTGATACTGTTGTTGTAAAAGAATCAAATGATGTTGGTACACTCACAATGACTGGTGCCAATTATGTATTAGTTGAATTTGCAAATGGCAGCAAGAAACGTTGTTGGTTAGATTCAATTGAAAAGTTAGAAGAAGATTACTATGCAGATATGAGCAAATCAACTGCAGACAAACGTAAAGCACAATTTAAAAAGCAAGCTGATATGGATGATGATAATCCAGCAGCTTATAAGCCAGCTCCTGGTGATGCTACAGGTGAGACTAAGCCATCTAAACATACTAAGAAGTATAAGCAAATGTTTGGTGAAGATGATCTTGAAGAAAAGAAAATTGCTGGTCTTGTTAAGAAAGCAGATAAATCGGGCATGCCATACGGTATACTTAAAAAGGTATATGATCGTGGAATGGCTGCATGGAGAACTGGTCACCGTCCTGGTACTACTCCACAACAATGGGCATTCGCTCGAGTTAATTCATTCGTTACTAAGTCAAAAGGTACATGGGGCAAAGCTGATAAAGACTTAGCCGCTAAGGTACGTGGTGAATCAACTGTTAAAGAATATTACGAGTATGGTTCAGATGAATATACCAAACATGTAAAAGGTATGACTCCTGGTCAACTCGATGAAGTAATGGCAATTACTCAGTTTCCTAAACTAGATCGCTATATCGATCGTACTCTGAAAAAGCCAATATATAAAAAGGCTGTACGATTCTATCTTGATCTACGTAAAAAATCATCAGGTGATACTGATAATGCTAAAAAGATGATGATGAAAACTGCTAAGATTACCGGTCTTGATTACAAAAACTTAAGCGTGGTCTTTCATGATATGATTAAGAAAGATTTACTCCCACAACACTTAGCATTTGAAGAAGAATCTTCAAAATCGTTTAAAGATTACTTAAAGGACAATAACAATGATTAAATTTAAAGCTATACGAGAAGCACGAGCTATACGAGAAGCACTTAAAAATCCGTATAAAGGAAAGCCTGAACGCGATCTAAAGCGTAAGCTTGCTTCTTTCGAAACTCAATTAGCAGACTTAATTAAAAAGAGCCGTTTCCGTCAACGACCAGAAATCGAAGGTGAAATCCAAGATATGGAAACAAAAGTACAGCAAGTAAGAGCTGCATTAGGTCTAAGGGAAGATGTTAATGAAGCAAAATATAATGATAACGATCTTGTTCATATTGCTAAAGCAAATGTTCGTGGAAATAATAATCCAAAGACCGATAAAATTATTGGTTATAGTAAAGCACCTAAAAACCCAAATAAATTTCCTAATCCAAAATCAGGCGCAAATGCTATAATGCGTATCGGTGATGCAAAGAAAAAAGGCTTTATGGTCGAAAGTATTGATGAAGCATTTTCAAGCTTTGCTGTTCCAATTCCTTCGCAAACGCTAAATGGTAAGAAAATTGGTGGCGGTAAAACACCTATTATAGTAAAGGCCAGAACAGCAAGAGAAGCAATTCAGAAAGCTGCTAAGCAATTAGGTGTCGATTTTAAATTCCTTAAGACTGGTAAAGTAGTAAAAGAAGGTCTTGAAGAATCAGTTGCTCTTGATGAAGCCTTTAAACGAATTCCTGGCAATATGATTAATGGTGAATTACCTAGAGCAGCAAAGGATCTCGAATCAGTATTAAGAGGTCTGAAAGCTGGTAATGATTTTGACGAAAAGGCCTTCAACAAAGTTTTGGCTGCACTAAATAACATTAAAAAGTCAGCTAAAAGTTTTAAAAGCGCAGACGATGTTACAACACCATACCAATATCGTGCTGATCCGCGATATAAGAAGTAATAAATTAAACTTAAAATAAAGGATTTAACATGAAACAATTTACACAAATTAGAGAAGAGTTACAAGAAAAGGCATACCGACCGACTGGTTCAATGTCTCAGCTAGGTAACTTAGTAGCTCAGGCATTTAAAAAGCACATTGAAAAGGTCAAGATGTCTCAGGTCGATGAAAAGAAGCTCACTAAAATGTGGGGCGACTGGTGCGCTAAAACAGGTTCTGCTTTAATTCTTGATTATATTTCAAAGGCAGAAAAGAAAGCTAAAGTTGAACCTGGTACCTTTGGTGTTGCTGGTATAAAGGGTAAAAAGTTTGGTAAGTTTGTAAAAGAACCAAGCTATTCTACAGAAAATCAAGATTATTACTTACTAAGCAACGATTTCGTAGCAATGCTCCAAGGTAGTCAAGATGCTAAAGAGCTTAAGAATATGACTAAAGCTATGAAAGGTTCTTATAAGAGCACAGCTGCTGGTACTCTTGATAGCTTATCTGGTGGTGACGCTAAGTTCTCTTCAGGTGCTACAATCGAAATTAGAGATACATTTGGTATCATCATAGACGATAAGTAATAATGATTAAATTTAAAGACTTTATAGCAGAAGCTAAAATCAAATGGAAGAAAGTTCCAGATGGTTATGGTCCTGGTAATAAAAGAGTATTTAAGCATGTAACTGCAGACGGTAAGTTTGAGATTCGGTTATCTGGCATGGATTCTATGAAGTTTAATAAAGATGGTAGTCAAAAAGTACTGCCTACCATCTTTGATAATAGTGGTCATACACCAAGGCATCCAATCATAGCTTACAAGAATGTTGGTATGGCTAAGAAAGAAGTTCAACGCTGGCGAGATGACCACGGAGTTTAACTGTGATAGCTTTTAAAGATTTTATAGCAGAAGGCGAAGGTAAGCATAAGGGCGAAGGCTACGAAGCGGGCTTTAAGCGTCGTGTAGTAAAGACTACTAAGCCTGAACATAAAGAGAAAGGGTTTAATTGGAGAATCAAAGGTAAAGAAAGACCTGAGGTTACTATTAAGCTATATAAAACTAAACCTGATTTTGCTGAATTTAAAAAGCAAATGAAAAGAGTGGCAGGACACGAGTTTGGATAAGTTTAAAGATTTTATAGACGAAGGCGTAAATGATCCGGGAATATTTAAAGCTATCTATATGGCTGGTGGTCCTGGTAGCGGTAAGTCGTACGTAGCAAAGGGTACTATCTCAAAGTCTAGTGGACTTAAGATGGTCAACTCAGATGATCTGTTTGAATTAGGTATGAAAAAGCAAGACTTAGATTTTAAAATGCCAGATTCACAATCAGATGCTAGGGATACAATTAGATCTCGAGCAAAGCAAATGACAGGTAAACGACAATCGATTTATATGAAAGGTCGTTTAGGATTAGCTATTGATGGAACTGGCAAAGACTTTAATAATATAAAGACTAGCTCAGAAATGTTAAGAAAATTTGGGTATGACACTTATATGATATTCGTAAACACCTCGTTAGAGGTAGCGTTAGAAAGAAATAAGCAACGTGCGCGTTCTGTTCCGGAACCCTTAGTGATTGATTCATGGAATAGAGTACAAAATAATATAGGTAAATTCCAAAGTTACTTTGGTGCTAAAAACATATTGATCGTTGATAATAACAAAGCTGACGAAGATATTATGTTAAAAGCGTTTAAGCAAGTACAAAAATTCATCAATCGCCCGGTGCAAAATAGGATAGCAAAGGACTGGGTCAAATCACAAAAGGAAATGAAGTAATGGCCTCAAGAGAGAAAAACCACTCAGATGAGAACACTCGTCTAAGCCGAATTGAAAATAAGCTCGATTTATTATCTGAGGCTATTGTGTCGATAGCTCGGGCTGAAGAAAAGATTACAATGCTTGCAAAATATGGTGAAATGCAAGCAACACAGATATTAAAGATAGTGGAACGATTAGAATTACTTGAAACAAAAGTTACATCAAATGAAATAGTAGTTACAGTTATAAACAAACTATTCTGGATCCTTGTTACCGGCATCGTCGGTGGTGTGACCGGAATGTACTTATTGCAATAGGAGATAAAAATGAAACTCTATGATATAAACAAGGACCTTGCGCAAGCGGTACAAGACGTCCTTGAAGGCAAAGCACCAGTAAAAGAAATGGAAATGAAGTATCCACATGATATGTTCGATCCTAAGACTGGAAAGAAAGAAGTAGCTAAGGATGAAGCAGGGCATAAAGCTCTTGCTGCTAAAGGTTACACCCATGAAGCTCCAGAAGAAAATGTAGCTGATCCTACTGATAAGTCAGACGATCAAAACGTTGATAAAGTGCGTAAAATGCATGGTGTTAAGAAGATTGATCTAGGCGAGGAAATCGATGCTGCTCATGATGAAGCAATCGCTATCGAAGAAGCTCGTAAGGACGATGAGAGTATGGACGAAGCTGAATTGTCTGCTAAGCAAGCTGCTTATAAGAAAGTCTTTGATGCTGCTATGAAAAAGTTTGGTGTTAAATCTCCTGCTGAATTAGAAGATGGCAAGAAGAAAGAATTCTTTGATTATGTTGATGCTAACTATGAAGCAGATGGCGAAGTTAAAGAAGGTGTTGGTGATTTCTTTAATAAAGCTAAGAAGAAAGTTCAAAGAGCAGCTGATAAAGTAACTGGTGGTGATTCATCGGGTGATAAAGCAAAAGCTGGTATTGAAGGCCAAATTAAAGCGTTGGAAGATAAGATTGAGCGCGCTGTGGAAAAGATAAAGATTTCTGACCGAAAATTGAAAGATAAAGAAATCTCTTCAGATGCAGCTGATAAAACTGAAGATTATCAAAATGAAGTAATTAATAATGCTGAAGCAAAAATTGACGAGCTAAAACAGAAACTAAAATAGAAGCATTAGTATATATACTATATGATGAAAGTATTTGACAAACTTACAAACAAGAACTTTGAGTTCTTCGCTATGCAAAACTATGATAATAATCAATGTGCTGATATCGAAGAATTCAAAGAGGACTTAGCAAGATTTAAATACCTTAAACGATTGTTTAGGCGATACGAAGTCCACAATGATTTGCAAGAACGTTTAATAGTCAATCACATTATAGTCATATATAACGTCTTTGGTTTAAAGGCAGCTAATCGTATGATATGGTTTAAGGTTGATGAAGAACATCATCCATATCTTAAACCATTTTTAGTCTTTCTAAACTATTTAGACGAAAGTGAGAAAGTAGAAGTTCCACTAGATTTAAACATAATAAATGTACTAAGGAAACTGTAATGCAACAAAAATTAAATGAAGGTGTTGTATCGAGAACGGCTGATCTATTTTACGCCTTCAGGTTCCTTAAACTGCTTGTTACACCATGGAATAAGATGGAAGCCTTTGAGCTAGAGCTCATTGACGAGAATGGTAAGGTTTTAAAAAAGCCAAAGACTAATGATGAAAAGTCTGCTTATACCGTATTTCATAGGTTAGTGTTTAACATCAAACGATTGCTAAGTAAGCTACCATTTGGGAAAACTAAGCTTGCTACTTATGCTACAGCCTTGTTTCTTATTAAAGAGCATACGCAATTGCCTGAATCAAAACTAATAGAGATATTAGAAGAAGTGTCTGGTGAAAAGATTAGTAGCCAGTATTTCAATGAAAATAAATGGTTTGAAAACGATAGTGGTATCAATCCTGGTGTTTATACACTAGTCGAAGATGCTGTATCACCTATTACTGGCGATGTAATAGCGCTTAAGAATACTCAGATTGAGATAAAAGAAAAAACTGCATCTTGTGCTTCAATCCTCGGTAAAAACATTTATAAGGTAAAACACATACAAACAAATCAAGAAATATATATTTCAAATGGAGATATAAAACGATGACTAACTTTGAAGAATGGCTTAAAGCAGCTAATGAACAAATGGGTGTAGATGCTGTCGCGACGAATCCTCAGCCGTTAGATGATAAAGACAAAAAGAAAAAGATCTATGATGGTCGCACTAGAGAAGGTCGTAAGTTTGTTGAGCGTATGAATGCTAAGAAAGCAGCTAGAGAAGCAAAAAAGAATGCTCAGTAAAGTACTGATTGGAATATTATTATCGTTTGGTATTATAGGTTACCTATACTATAGTAGCACACAAAATCAGTTGATCGAACTACGTGATTTGAATAAAGCATATGAGTTAAAGATTGAAACTCAAGATGATGCGATTAATACTATGCAACAATCTTATGAGATGCAAGGTGAAGCTTTAAATGCTCTATCACAAAAGAATCATGAAATCGAAGCTGAGATGAGTAGGTACCTTGATATATTCAAGAGACATAACCTTGCAAAACTTGCAGCGGCAAAACCTGGATTAATTGAAACGAGAGTAAATGGAGCAACCAAAGATGTATTTGACTCACTTGAAAATGACAGCAGTTTTGATGTCAGTCCTACTACTCAGTAGCTGTGCATTATTGAAACAGCCTCCTCGCGAGGTAGAAATAAAAACAGTACCAATTCAGATTAAAATCACACAGCCGGTATTACCACGGCCTATTGATTTAAAAGAACCACAATGGTATGTCGTATCAGATAAAAACCTTGATGAATTCCTTGTTAGTATTGAAAAGGAATCAAGTGCAATGGTATTCTTTGCTATGTCTCCAGGTGATTATGAGCTTATGGCATATAATCTACAAGAGATTAAAAGATACGTTAAAGAATTAAAACAAGTAGTAGTATATTATAAGAAAGTAACTACAGTAGAGGAAAAAGAAAATGGCAATCCCCAAGAGTCTAAGTGAAAAAGCAGCAGTAGCAGCACGTCTAGCATCATGGTCATACATCGATGATAACGATACACGTGTCGAGTTAATCAAAAAGGAAATTGCAGGAGACGCTAAGTCTAAACTGATTTCTATTAACAGCGCTGAATGTTTAATTACACGTGCCGGTGACCAATTATGGATTGCTTTTAGAGGGACTCAGCCTAATCAACTAAACGATATTAAAGCTGATTTAAATATGTTTAAAGAAAAATCTGAATCTGCTGGTATGGTTCATGGTGGCTTTAAAGATGAGATTGATGAGTTGTGGGAAGAGGTAACTAAAGAATTGTTACGCAATAGCAAGCTTAAAACACCTCGTGAAGTTTATTTCTGTGGCCATTCTCTTGGTGGAGCGATGGCTACTATTGCTGCAACTCGTTATCCATTAGCTACGGCATTGTTTACATTTGGATCTCCTCGTGTTGGCGGTAAAACTTTTGTTGATACATGTTGTGTTCCTCATTATCGCTTTGTTAATAATAACGATCTAGTTGCTAAAGTACCTCCTGCTATCCTAGGATTTAAGCATGATGGTTTCGAAATGTATTTCAATAGTAAAGAAAACCTTGCCTTAGGTTATACATATTGGCAAGATATGTGGGATCTCGTTAAAGGTTTTGTAACAGCTTGGTCACAATTTAAATTCTTTGATGGTTTGACAGATCACGGCATGGACGGTTATATATATTTAGTGGATCAAAACAAAGAGGAAATTGAAAAATGCCGTGGTTAGTAGTTCTTACACTTAAGTCAATACTATCGTCAATCATCGGTAGTTCATTCTATAACTGGTTTCAAAAGACTAAATTTGGAATCTGGTTCCAGCAATACGTGGACAACAGTCTACAGTATATCGCTAACAAATACGATTTAGAGCTAGCAAAGAAAGATGCTAAGTTCCGTAAACAATATCCTCTGATCCTCGCACGAATTGAAGAACTTGAAAAGAAACTAAAATAACAGTTTACTTTTTTACATTAGTATGATATAATATACTTTCAAATACATTAACAGGATCAACTTATGTCTTTTAACGTCACTAAAAGAGATGGCACGGTGCAACCCTTCGATCTAGAGAAAGTACACAAAGTACTCGAATGGGCGACGGAAGGCATTACTGGTGTCTCTGTATCTGAAATAGAAATCAAAGCAAATATACAATTGTACAACAAAATTCCAGCTTATGATATTCATGAGCTTCTCATTAAGAGTGCAGCAGAACAAATCTGTGAAGCAACACCTAATTATCAGTTTGTAGCAGCACGTCTGATTAACTATAAGATTCGTAAAGAAGTCTATGGTGATTATACGCCATGGTCTCTTAAACGACTCATAATCGAAAATGTAAGTCGTGGAGTATACGACGGCGGAATCATGGAAAACTATGAGCATACAGAAATCGATGAACTCGACTCATATATTAAACATGACCGTGATAATGATTTTACTTATGCTGGAATGGAACAATTCCGTGGTAAGTATCTAGTACAAAATCGTAAAACAAAAGAGTTATACGAGTCACCTCAGATGTTGTATATGATGGTTGCTTCTACACTCTTTATGAATTATCCAAAAGAAACAAGATTAAAATATGTTAAGGACTACTATGATGCAATTTCTCAATTCTATATCTCTTTGCCTACGCCTATCATGGCTGGAGTTCGGACTTCAACCCGTCAATTCTCTAGCTGTGTTCTTATTGAATCCGGCGATAGCCTCGATTCTATTAACGCAACTTCAACCAGCATCGTAAAATATATCTCTAAGAAAGCAGGTATTGGTATTGGTGCAGGTTCTATTCGAGCTGCTGGTGCTACTGTTGGTGATGGTTCGGTTGTACATACAGGCCTGATTCCATTCCTAAAGTATTTCCAATCGGCTGTAAAGTCTTGTTCTCAAGGTGGCGTTCGTGGTGGTGCAGCTACTGTCTATCTACCAATCTGGCACTATGAATTTGAAGATCTAGTTGTATTGAAAAACAATAAGGGTACTGAAGAAAATCGTGTACGTCACATGGACTATACCTTCCAGCTAAACAAGTTGATGTATGAGCGTCTATTGACTGATGGTAACATTACATTCTTTGATCCACATGATGTTCCTGGTTTATATGAATCGTTCTTCTCAGATCAAGATAGGTTTAAAGAGTTATATGAAAAGTACGAAAGAAAAACATCTATTCGTAAAAAGTCTGTACCAGCAATGGAGGTATTCCAAACTCTATTAGCAGAACGTAAAGATACCGGTAGAGTTTATATAATGAATGTCGATCATGCTAATGAACATGGTGCATTTCATCCAAAGGTTGCTCCAATTAGAATGAGTAATCTATGTTGTGAAATCGATCTACCGACTAAGCCATTGAATGATGTCAATGATCCAAATGGTGAAATTAGTCTATGTACTTTATCAGCTATCAATTGGGGTCTTATTAATGATCCTGCTGATTTTGAAAAGTATTGTAATCTAGCTGTACGTGGGCTTGATGAATTGCTTACATATCAGGATTACCCAATTAAAGCTGCTGAACTTTCTACAATGAATCGTAGACCACTTGGCATTGGTATTATTAATCTTGCATACTTCCTGGCTAAGCGTGGATTAAAGTATGATGAAAGCGCATATGAAACAGTTGATGAATATGCCGAAGCATGGTCATATCATCTTATTAAAGCTTCTGCTGATTTAGCTGCAGAAAAAGGTAAAATAAACAAGAATTATGAGACAAAATATGGCAGTGGAGTTCTTCCAATTGATACATATAAGGATGCTGTAAATACTTTAGTATCACATAAAGAAAGAATGCCATGGGATAGTTTACGTGATCAGTTAAAAGATACAGGTATACGTAATTCTACACTGATGGCTCTTATGCCGGCCGAGACATCTGCACAAATAAGTAATAGTACAAATGGTATTGAACCACCAAGAGCTTTAGTTTCGTACAAACAATCTAAAGATGGTGTAATGGCTCAGGTTGTTCCTGGATACCATCACCTTAAAAATAAGTATGATCTCCTATGGGATCAAGAGTCACCAGATGGTTATCTAAAAATCTGTGCGATTCTTCAAAAGTATATCGATCAAGGCATTAGTGTGAATACATCATACAATCCTGATTTCTTTGAAGACTCAAAGGTACCTATGTCAATAATGGTAACTGATCTAGTGACAGCTTATAAGTTTGGTTTAAAGCAATTGTACTACTTTAATACTTACGATGGTGCAGGGGAAATGAAAGAAGAAGAAGACTGCGAGAGTTGTAAAATATGAGTAGAACAAATGGAACAGAGTCACACCTAACAAAAATGATGTTTTTGGATGATCCAGTTGATATCGCACGATATGACAGTGTCAAATATCCTAACATCGATAAGATCACAGATAAGCAACTTGGTTTCTTTTGGAGACCAGAAGAAGTCGATGTATCAAAAGATAAGAAAGACTTTGATGCATTAGACGAACACGAGCAACACATTTTTACAAGCAATTTAAAGCGACAAATTCTATTAGATTCAGTTCAAGGTAGAGAACCATTGGATGCATTCTTACCAGTGTGTTCATTACCTGAAGTGGAGAATTGGATTACTACATGGGCATTCTTTGAAACAATTCATAGTCGCTCTTATACACATATTATTCGTAACATTTATCCAGATCCTTCTGTGGTATTCGATACGATTATGAATAATAGAGAAATCGTTGATTGCGCAGATGATATATGTAAGTGGTACGATGAACTAATCGATGCACCAAAGGATATATCAAACTATGAACATAAGAAAAGAATTTGGCTAGCTCTTATGAGTGCCAACGCTTTGGAAGGTATTCGATTCTATGTATCGTTTGCATGTTCATGGGCATTTGCTGAATTAAAGAAGATGGAAGGTAATGCAAAGATCATTAAGTTTATCGCAAGAGATGAGAACGTTCACCTTGCTGGTACTACAGTAATGATTAAGAGTTTACTAAAAGAAGACCCTGATTATATCAAGATTCAAGAAGAAACAAAGGAAGAAGTTGAAAAGCTTTTTGTTGATGTAATCGAACAAGAAAAACAGTGGGCTAATTATCTATTTAAAGATGGATCGATGATTGGTTTAAATGAAAAATTATTATGTGATTATGTTGAATTTATTGGCACGAAAAGAATGAGAGCACTTAGCATTCATTCACCATTCCATGTTTCTAAAACAAATCCTTTACCATGGACTGAAAAGTGGATCGGGGGTGGTAACGTACAAGTAGCTCCTCAAGAAACTGAAATCACTTCGTATGTAACAGGCGGTGTAAAGAAGGATATGACAACAGACACATTAGCAGCATTAAGTTTATAGGAGATACAATGAACATCGAAATATACGGCAAAGATAATTGCCCACAATGCGATAGTGCTAAAGCGTTATCAAAGCCTCATGATTATGTTTATAAGAAACTAGGTACAGATTTTACACGTGAACAGCTATTTGAGCAATTTCCAGAAGCAAGAACATTTCCACAGATAAAGATCGATGGTAAAGTTGTTGGTGGTCTTACTGAACTAAAACAACATTTGGGGGCTATGTCATGAGTATAAAACAAATCGATTGCCCTATGTGCTACAATAAGTCACGAGTATCATGTGAAGAAGAAGATCCAAAATATTGTCCAATTTGTGGCGAACCTATCGAAGATCATATTGAAGAGCTAAACTTTGATGACTAGTATATATAATACATGTGGTTATATAATGATAAAGAGTGGATCCCGCCTCAAGACTTTAGTTCTAACGACTATTACGGGTTTGTGTATCTCATAACAAACGAGAAGACAAACCAGAAATATGTCGGTAAGAAGTTCTTTTGGTTTACCAAAACGTTAGGGATAACAAAGACAAGGAAGCGCAGGAAAAAGACCTTAGTTGAATCCGATTGGAAAACATACTATGGTTCAAGTAACATGCTCAATGAAGAAATAAACGACAATGGCTCTGACCATTTAAAACGAGAAATTATTCATTTGTGTAAAACAAAAGGAGAGTGTGCATACATGGAAGCCAAGGAGCAATTTGACAGGGATGTCCTTTTGACAGATGAGTACTACAATGGGTTTATCGGATGCAAGATCGGAGCACCCTCAGTAAAAGGATTAAAAAAATAGTGTACATTCACTATAAACTATGTTATAATATACATTAAATTATAGTAAAGGTTATTCCTGCATGTCAAACGTTTATAAATTTCCCACCGGTGAAAGACTTAACGTCGCCGAAGTAGTAAAACAAACCCTCAGTAAAGAAGAACAAATAGAAATTCAAAAAGAAGAATGCGTAGAATTTGCCCATCATTGCTTTGGGTTGATAGACGATGCAATTCATAACGGCTCTGGGTTGTTTGATAAAATGGATTTCCTTGATATAAGCACCCCCGAAGCGATGGATATGGCAGTAGTTATTAATTTACTTGCTGCTGCTTTTTATCGCTTTAAGGGTATAGAACATCCATTCCAAGATGATCTAGATATTTGTAACCAAAAGCTAGATAGACTCATAACGGATGAACCTTATTCTAAAGGTGAATTGGAAGAAATACAAAAAGAAATAGAAGAACTAATTACAAAGGCGACTGAAGACGATGATACTGATTGATTATAACCAAATTGCATTATCAAATATAATAGTGCAAAAGCTAAATGATGAAAACATGATTCGACATATGATTCTAAACAGTATTCGTATGTACAATAAGAAGTATCGAGATCAGTATGGCCAAATGGTTATTTGTTGTGATGGTATGAATACATGGAGAAAGCAATACTTTCCACAATATAAAGCAGCTCGTAAAAAGAATCGAGATGAACAGTCTGATACTGATTGGCCTGAAATCTTTCGTATTCTAAATCTAGTAAGAGATGAAATCAAAGAGAATCTCCCCTATAAAGTTATTCATCTAGAAGGTTGCGAAGCTGATGATGTAATTGGTGTACTTGCACTTGAAACACAAGAGTTCGGTAAAGACGAGCCAGTTAAGATTATCTCATCTGATAAAGACTTTATTCAATTGCATCGCTTTAAGAATATATCACAATTTAGTCCGATGCAAAAGAAAGAAGTAACTGATAAGAACCCTCACATATATCGATTTAATCATATTATGAAAGGCGATAAAGGCGATGGGATTCCTAATATCAAATCTGCTGATAACGTATTTGTTGAATCGATTAGACAGACACCAATCAGTGCTAAGCAACTACAAGAGTGGCTAGATAATGCTGAGAACTTAAAAGAGGTATTAGGTGATGAGTTATACCGTAACTATCAGCGTAATAAAACTCTTATAGATTTAACAGAAATACCAGAAAGCATCAGTGAATCTATTATAAATACTTTTAATAATAGTAAAAAACCAATGCAAATGAAAGCATTAAACTATTTGATTAAGAAACGATGTAACCTATTGATTGAATGCGTAGAGGAATTTTATAACAATGGCTAGTAATAAAGACTTACAAATATCAACTGTTCTCGAAGATCTTGCTAAAATTAAAACAGCAAAGGCCAAGAAAGAATATCTTATTAAGAACGAATCGCGTCAACTTAAAACCTTTCTAAAAGGTGCTTTTGACAAATCACTCGAATTTAATTTACCTGCAGGCACTCCGCCGTATACACCTAACAAAGATTCTGAATATGGCTTCGGTCGTGTATCATCAGATTTTCGATTCTTTGCAAAAGGATACGAAGGGGATAGGTTAGAAGCTGGTGTCCGCGAAGGTAAATTTATCAAAGTTTTGGAGAGTGTATCTCCAAAAGAAGCAGAGCTTATCATTATGATGAAAGATAAGAAGTTGGTTGGAAAATATAAAGGAGTAACATTAAAATTAGTCTCCGATGCATTCCCAACTCTTATTAAATAAGTGATTCATTAACTAACCGTAACAACTAAGGAGGATCCGAACTTAAATACCTATATGATGATCAATTAAAACTTTATGGAGGGAATAATTCTATATGAGGTTACAAGAGATCGAACGGCTAAAGAAAGATAGGAACAAGGCAACATACTATCGACAGCGGCTGTTAAAGAAAGGAAAGTCAGATAAAGCATTTAAAATGCAAAAGAAGATAGATTATCTTGACGAGTATATTGAGCAATTAAGGTATGCATCATAAGTAAGGAGGTGATAAAATCTACTGTAAACCCTCGAAAGGGGGTTTACTTTTCTTTAAAACTGTGTTATAATATACATTATGAATATATTTATTTTAGATAATGATCCCATCAAAGCCGCACAACTCCAGTGCGATAAACACATCCCTAAAATGGTTGTTGAATCAGCCCAAATGCTATCTACCGTTCATCGAATGATTGATGGTACAATGGAACGTAGGCCTTCTAAATCTGGCTCTATGCTACAGTACTTTAAACTTGATGATCATCGAGAAGACATCTTATACAAAGCAGTGCATATGAATCATCCTTGTACTGTTTGGTCTCGAGAAAACTGTAGTAATTACGATTGGCACTATAAACACTTTATCGCGTTATGTAATGAATATACATATAGGTATGGTAAAACACATGCGAGTGAAACAAAACTAGCGACTGTATTAAAAAATGCACCAAAGAATATTAATCATACAACGAGTAAGAGTCCATTTAAATTAGCAATGGGTTCTAATCCTGAATGTATGTTTGAAGATGCTGTAAAATCTTATCGTGCATTTTACCAAACTAAACAAGCGAGGTTTGCAATGAAGTGGACTAAGCGTAAACAACCGGAGTGGTTTCATGCCATTGTATGATTTCGAAAATATAGAAACTGGTGAAGTAGAAACTAAGATGATGTCTATTTCATCGATGGAAGAATATGTAAAGGATCCTAATATCCGACAAGTACTTGCTGCACCAAAAATTGTAGGTGGTACTAAAAGCACTATTAGTCAGGTGCCAGACGGATTCAACGATATTCTCAAATCAATCAAGAAAAACTCAGACCCTAAACGCTGCACAATAGAGACTAAATAATGAAAGTTAAAATTGGACCTTACCCTGATTATAAATGGTATCATAACTATTTGTTCGAACTATTTGGCTACACCCCAGAACAAACTGTCAACGTAAAGTTAGATAAATGGGATACTTGGTCAATGGATCATACCCTTGCTAAAATCGTTTTGCCTATGCTATATCAACTAGCAAAAACAAAAATTGGATCGCCACACGTTGATGATAAAGATGTACCTGAGGCTTTAAGAAGCTCTGAAGGTGAAGGTGAGCTAATGGTTCATGATCGATGGGATTGGGTTATGTCAGAAATGATATTTTCGTTTGAGACTAAATTAGCAGAAGAGGATTGGCAAGATCAATTCTTCTCTGGAGAGAGTGATCTATATAACGTACCAATACTGTCATCACAAGGTGAAGTCATAGCCTTCGAAATTAAACATGGCCCTGATGATACACTTAAAATTGACTACGATGGCCTACGTGAGTATCAAGAAAGAATCACAAATGGCTTTAGATTGTTTGGTCAATACTACGAAGGATTGTGGGATTAGCAATGGAAGATACGATTAAGCTTGCAGAATTTATGCATGAAAAATATCTAGATAATTGTTATGAGCGAGATTCGTATAATTTACCAATCTATACTGAAACAGAGTATCAAGAAAACAATAAAGAATTTTTGACTGATTTGTATATTGCTGAAATAAAAGATCAATCAATTAAAACAATGATTAAGACTTTACAGGTAATGTCTAATGATCAACTATAGCACAAATTGGATGGGTCCAATTGCCACTCGTTGGTATGAAGAACGAGATATTCCGTTTGAGGTCAGAGAAACTTCAGGTAAAATACTGCCTAAAACTGAGTACAAACACTTCTTAGAATCGTATTCTTGTGGTCGCATCGACATCTATGGATTGGATGAAGATGAATACTGGGGTGGTAAGTCTGAGTATGGTGTTGGTGTTATGAAGACTGAATCTTGGAACCTACTCTCTGACTATCTTGATGATTATGAATCAAGTGAGTTGGTTTCATATGAAGATTTGATAGAAGACTTTGAAACAAGAAGTAAGCATAAGATTGAATGGTGGGTAGAACATGATTGATCCTAAAGATAAGAAGCCTGAGCTTGATTGGACAGACGATGAGTTCTATGAGAGCGCTTGGAGTTGGGTAGACGAGTGTGAAGTTGACAATGAGGAAGATGAAAATGGAGAATCCTGATAATTGGGTTATATTAAAGATAATTAACGAAGATAATATTTTATACAAAGTACTAGCTGGTTGGAGTGGTGGCTATCTTGGTAGTAATAGTTGGAAGTTAAATAGCAGCATTACTAGTGTTGAGAAGATTGGTAAAAATTATGAGTTTACTGGAGTAAGTGGTAACGTATATATATGTCATGAAGACCATTATAGGCTAAGAATGAATACAGCTGGAATCTTTAAAGAGATAATGGATTACTATGGTGATAAGGTTGAAATGATGTCTGAAGATACTGATTGGTTAGATATTGAATGGGGAAATAGTGATGGAATATCCTGATAAGTGGGTAGTATTAAAAGTTACAAACGATGATGCGGTTGTAACATATAAGCTTTTGGCAGGTTATCGTGCTGGTAATAGTAGTGGTGACATTTATTGGAAAATAAATAGTAGCATTGGTTCCATAGATTATGCCACAGATACGTATGTCATTTCAAGTCGTAGAGGTAATTCTTATTCGTGTCATCATGATGATTACGGTTTTGTTGGAGGTGATGTAAACTTCGAACTCAAAGAAAAAATTGGAGATAAGGAACTATTCAATACTGCAGAGTGTCTTTACGGAGAAACAAAGGACACTGTAAAATGGAGTTTTGATAATGACGGATCGTGAAGAATTAGAAGCAATGAATAAGATTAATCGACTTGAGGTTATAGACCAAACAGGTCGTGCGTATGTTCATTACTTACATGAAAACGAAGATGTTCGATATAGTCTACAGGATGATAATCGAACACTTAAAATATTTATCGATAAGTATGGGAGTGTTGCTCGTGACGATGCCGAATGAACGAAGATGGGCAATCATAAATACAGAAAAATTTTTAAGAGACTTGATGGACCCAAAGAAAACTCCACGCGTACCTAGTGCTATAAGAAAAGAAGCATATAGGTGTTTAAGGCATTATCCAGGCGAATATCATATGTTAAAAGCCTCAGAAGAAGCGCCTGGATTGTTTGGTGAATGGGACAGCTGGAAAGGAAACACAGAAGATGAATAAGCCGCAACGCTTACGCTTAGAACATTTAAAAACATTAGTGCCAGCTACGTCGACTCAAGAAGAAGTATTTAAAGCTTATAGCGATGGACAAAATTTAAGTATCTCTGGTGCTGCAGGAACAGGCAAAACTTTCATATCGTTGTATCTAGCTTTAGTAGATGTAATGGATAATCAGACACCCTTTGAAAGAGTAATTATTGTTCGTTCGGCTGTACCTACAAGAGACATGGGATTTCTACCTGGAACTCAAGAAGAAAAAGAAGCAGCTTACACTGCACCGTATGAAGTAATCGTGAATGATCTCTTTGATGATGGTGATGCATGGAACAAGCTTACTCAGTTAAAGACTGTAGAGTTTATGACTACATCATACCTACGTGGACAAACATTTAATAACGCTGTTGTCATTGTTGATGAATCGCAAAACTGTAACTACCACGAGCTATGTTCTATTATAACACGTATCGGTCGTGATGCTAAGTTTGTAATGTGTGGTGATTACTATCAATCAGACTTTACAAAAAATAACGAAAAAGAAGGCATTAATCAATTCATTAAGATACTTTCTCATATGACATCATTTGATATTATTGAGTTTGGATTTGAAGATATCGTTCGAAGTGGTCTTGTAAGAGACTTTATAATGACAAAAGAATTAGTTGATCGAGGCAAATTATGAGTAAGTGGAACGACAAGGAACCAATAGAATCAAGAGATTATGCAGCTGAAGCAAGAAATCTTATTAGACCTTTAAGTAATAGCCAGTGCTATAACCTATATGATATTGTATTGAAAAAGCTTAAAATGTCTAATAGTGAATCAAGAGATAAAGAGTTAAGAGCAGTACAGACTGCAGTTGAAAGCAGATATAATATCGACGTTTACAGACTTAGATCTATACAGACTGGATTTAAAAGTGAAATGGCTCAGAATGCTAGACCTAAAGATGGTCAGACCAAAATAAACAAAAGGAAGGTATAAAGTGAAAAGTACTTCTATGATGTATGTCGATGAGATACTAGATGGATTTGCTAAAGGTGATTCGAGTCGACAGGCTTTCGTATTTAAAAAGACTGATGCACATAATGTTCCACACTATGGCTGCCGATACTATGAGAATCAAATCTTTCGCTTTGATGAGTTCTACCAAACTAAAAGTATTCACTATGCTAAAAAAGCTGCACAAAATTGGATCAATGGTGTAAAGAATTCGTGAGCAATCTAAGCGATTATATTAAAGTCTATGATGATGTTATAACAAAAGAAACATGTGATTATTTAATATCTTTATATGATGCTGCTGCACCATTAGAAGCAGAGCATAAAAAGAATACATGCTATAATTTTCATGAAATTAATATGATGCAATCAAAAGCTTTCGAAAGTGTAAGTGAACAATTCGCTGGTTTAATGCAAGGCATACATCGTCAATATTCTTCTCAGTTCGAATTCTTTCCAGAAACAAACGCATTCGAGCAACCACGCATTAAACGCTATGAACCAAATGAAGGTGTCTTTGATTGGCATACTGATAATACAACAGTTGAATCAAGTAAAAGAACGCTTGTTATGTTTTTCTATTTAAACGATGTAGAAGATGGTGGTGAGACTATGTTTAGATTCGAACCAGGCATGGAAGAAATTAAAGTAAAGCCAAAAGCTGGTTCAGTATTATGTTTTCCGCCAACATGGCAATATCCTCACATGGGTTGTACTCCAATATCAGGGCCCAAATATGTCATATCTAGCTACGTACAGGTTTAGCCCTTATATCAAAAAGTTATAAGCTTATATCAAAAGAGTCTAAAAATAATGCAAATAAGTGTGTACATGTTGTGATACCCATGTTATAATAGCTATATAAATTAATGGAGCAGGACTTATATTATGACTACGACAAGAATTATACAAGATTGGGAAAAAGATAACGATTATGATTTTGACACTAGTTTAGAGATTCTTAAGAAAATCGCGATTGCTGATTATACTGCATTTATGGGCAATGCTGCCGAACGTTCAGAAGGTCTGGACAAAGAATACTATCAAGGTCAAATTAATGAGTACGCAGAAAAATTTGTTATCAATACTCGTGGTAGTAAGTATGTTAAGCTTATTAATGATCGAGCAGTTTGGGGTTTTGTTGTGAAGAAAGATAGTGACAAATTCAAACGTGGTGACATCCTCATGGCGGCAGGTTGGTCTGCTCCGGCACTAAATAAGGCTCGAGGAAACATCTTCGAAGAATACAGTGTAGCTTGGACAGGACCTATGTACCTATGATTAGATTTATGATTCAATTGACTATTATCGTGGGGGTGAGTATCCTTGCCCTCCAATACCTATAAGGGATAAAGATTATGAAATTATTAGAAGGTTCAATCCTTGCTCTTAAAGAAATCACTGATTGGGGTTCATACACTTATGTCCCCAACCATACTTACTTTCTCAATGCAGCGGGTAAGTTGGTTGGTTACAAAAAATCTGGTAAAGATGAGTTTGTAACATTTAAAAAACCAAAACCGTTTGATAAAGCCAGACGCAAATTTATAACATTAAAGGTAACAAAATAATATGGCATTTATACACAAACCACTAGATCTAGGTTACGAAGATCTTACATGCGAAACGAAGTCCACCGGCAGAAAGTATGTAGCTCCAGATGGTAAAGACTACCCATCAGTTACAACAGTACTTAGCCATCTAGGTGAAGACGGTATTCGTGCATGGCGAGCGCGGGTCGGCGAAGAGGAAGCAAATAAGATTTCGACCCGCGCTTCAAGACGTGGAACAACTGTGCATACAATGTTAGAAAAATATGTAGACAATGATCCTGATTATAAGAAAGGTGCAATGCCTGATATTGTAGCGACAGCATCAAGTCTATTTAAAACGCTTGAAGAGAATGTTGATGAAGTATGGGGTCAAGAACTGGCTCTTTACTCTGATCATCTTAATATGGCAGGCCGTGTTGATCTGGTTGGTGTATGGAATGGTGTTCCATCTATTATTGATTATAAGACATCACGTAAGTTAAAGAAAAAAGAATACATCACTGGTTACTTCTTGCAATGTACAGCTTATGCTATTATGATTGAAGAAAGAACTGGTGTGCCAATACCTCAAATTGTTATTGCAATTGCTGGTGATGAAGGTGAACAAATCTTTATTGAAAAGCGTAATAATTGGATTAAACCATTACGTGAAGCGATTGCTGAATATAACAGAAGAAAATTATTTGGAACAAAATAGTGTACATTTATATTGAACTGTGTTATAATGGTTATATAAATTGGAAAGAGAAAAGAAAATGAATGAAAATATTATATTAGTAGATTGTGATGGTGTATTGTGTGATTGGGAATACGCATTTCGTCACTGGATGCTACTAGAAAAGAAATTAGACCCAGTTAAACCAGATGAATATAATGTAGGTGCTCAATTTGGCATCACGAGAGCTGAAGGTAAAAAACTAGTTCGAGAGTTTAATGACTCTGCTGCTATTGCATTCTTACCACCGCTTAGAGATGCTGTCTATTATATGAAGCGACTGAATATGTTGCATGGTTATAAGTTCCACTGCATTACTTCATTAAGCACCAATAAGTATGCACAGAAGCTACGTATTCAAAACCTCGAGCTACTGTTTGGTGATAACATATTCGATGATTATATTATCCTTGGCTGTGGTGACGATAAAGATGAAGCATTGGCACCTTATGAAGGAACTGAATGCTGGTGGATTGAAGATAAGCCAAAGAATGCAGAGCTTGGTCAATCACTAGGTCTTAATTCAATACTCGTAGGACATGATCACAACGCAGATTATAGTGGAGATATTCCACGATTTAACAAATGGAAAGAAATTTACAAACACATTACCGGAGAAATTTAATGCCTACAAAATTTAAAGAATCAGTAAAGAATAGAGATGGCTC